TTAGAGGTTGGCGACTTATTCATTCCCGCAGCTAACACCACACAAGGCGGAGTTACCTATAAGGCAAATAAAGTCTATAAGTGTATTACCAAAGGTTCTGCCGTATTTCAGGCTGCTGACTATGTAGACGATGCACAAGCACAGGCAAAGGTAGATGCTTTTGTCAGTGGCACATACGCAACGGACAAACAGAACTTGCAATCACAGATAGATGGCAAGGCAGAAACGTATCGTCAAGCTACAGACCCCGCTCTGTCATGGACTGATGCTGACAAGCCAAAGCATGTTGGTGACTTGTGGATGGATACATCCTCTAATGGTGGAAAGAAAACATATATCTATGAGGACAAAGGCGCAAGTGCAAGCCCTCGCTACAAGTGGGAGGCGCAAGATGTGCCCGATGCGGTGTTTGATGAGATTGATGGAAAGTCAACTATCTACGGAAATGCCATAGCTACACCACCTACAAATTACAAGAAAGATGATATGTGGCTGCTACCCGCTGATGCAACTATCAACGGAGTATCTTACAAGGCGGGTGATGTGCTTAGTGCCTCACAAGATTCTGCAACCTATTCAGCAACACATTGGAGCAAGAGGGTACGCTATACCGATGATACCCGTGTAGAAGGATTCATAACAGAACTTCTGAATGGTTCTAGTGATACCGAAGGTGCAATGACTGCCGCAATCAAGGCTATCCGTGCCGCTATGAACAATGGCGTAACTTCTATAAGTGGCGGTCTAGTTCTGTCTAATCAGATTATGATGCGTGATACTGCTGCTATTCCTAACACTTGGAGTGGTATTAGTGGTATGTTTAATTCAACCGCAAGAGGTAACGGAGTTGCTATATGGGCAGGTGGCGCAGGTGGCGATTGGGAGTCTTACTATGATAGTCTTACACCCGAACAACAGCAGTCTGCTGCTATCACTAGTGCCTATGGAAAGTCGCTATTCAGATTTGATGGTAGCGGTTATTTAGCGGGCGGAAATATTACTTGGGATGCAACAGGACGTGTTACCATTAAGGATTTGCATACAGATGATGGTGGCACTCCTACTGATGTGCTGCAAGAAATGTCGGCTTTCCGAGAAATGTTCGACCTATCTGTATGGGCAAGCGCAACACGCATCAAGCCGTTACAGAACTTTGAGCATTTAAAGATTACACGTCCTAATGAATATACCGTTGACAACAACGATGTACTCACTCGCAGTGAGAGCGATGCCCGATATACGATGGCGGACAGATTCAAGGCAAGATTCAAGGCGTTGTTTAGAGTATATAACGGAAATTCGGATATTACAGACAGCTTCTTTACGAACGGACTTCCCTCAGACACAAGTAACGTTTCGATAAAGGCTATGTTCGATTTTTGGTCGCAAGGCGGTATCACAGCACTCGGTCAAGGCTCACAAGGTGGTGGCGGCGGCGGTTCTACAACACTTTACGGACTGAATGATGTATCGAAGAACGCTGCTGGCGATGGCGTATTAGGTGCTGCTGACGGATATGTGCTTACCTATAATGCAACTACAAACCATTGGTATGCTGCTCCTACTGCACCTATCTATTCAGCGGGTACTGGATTGGCTTTATCAAGCAACACATTTAGCATAAACTCTACCTATCAGACGTATATATCTCACGGAGAGAGTGCTTACAACTCATTGAGCAGTTATCTGCCGCTGAGCGGTGGAACGCTTACTGGCGGATTAACAATTAGTAATGGAAGCGATTTAAATTTACAAGCAGTACAAGGTTCGGCAGATTGTGGCGATATTGTTTTTAAAGATGGTTCTGGCAATGAGGTTGGTCGTTTTTGGAAGCAAGATAGTGCTAATATTTTTTATGTAAGATTCGATGATGGTGTTGCACATTCGATTGTGCATAGCGGAAACATAGGTAGCCAATCAGTTAATTATGCAAGTAGTGCTGGCAACGCCGATACAGTTGATGGTTATAATGCATATGCTGGAATTAATAACCCTTATGGTACAATACCAGTAATAACCGCAAGCGGATGGATGGATGTTGGTAAACAGTTTGAATTTCATTATGATAATACAACTGGTAGCGATTATAGTACCTTGTTGCGCTGCACTGGAAATTATGACAATGTAGTTGACCTTCCGTCTTCGTCAGGCACACTCGCTTTGACATCTCAGATACCAACAAACAATAACCAATTAACAAATGGCGCTGGGTATATCACATCAAGTGGTAGTTGTGCGTATGCTGGTTATTCGGGATATACTACTGGCTACGCAAACTATCTTACATCACAAGGAACTGTGGTTGCGGCTTCTGGTACAGGAAGATACGGAGAAGGTCTTAGGATAGGTCGAGTGTACGGAGAAGGTCATCCTGTTACTTACGGCACAACCCTAACAATGGAAGCATCAAATTTTGGTGCAGAACTTATATTTAATGGAATAGGTGGAGGTGGTGCAACTGGTTCGGGACAAGCAATGTTCCGCACACATTCGGATTGGGACACATCAGAATGGGGTGAATGGCGTACAATTATAGACAGTGTAAATATTGGAAGTCAAAGTGTAAGCTATGCTAATAGTGCTGGAAATGCCGACACACTTGACGGAGTCCACAACGGAGATGTTACAGCTCAATATTTTTCAGTTGGCAAAACCCTTACAAATGCAGATACATTGAACACATTGTTGAGCGGTGTGTATTGCTATATGGACGGAAATAATCCAACTGGTTCTGTCGGAGATAATTGCGTTTTCCTTGGCTTTAGAAATAACCCAAGAACAGATACTTTACAGATAGTAGGTGCTGGTAATGAAAAACAGCTTTATTATAGGATAGCTTCAAACGTAGGAAATAGTTATGAAACGTGGAGCTCTTGGAAAGTTGTTATAGATAGCGACAATATAGGTAGCCAATCTGTTAATTATGCAAATAGTGCGGGTAATGCCGATACAATAGACAATTATCACGCATATCAGCTTTTACCTCATGCTATTAAAAGGTCTGATAATGATAGTATTTATTCTTTGAGGTATAATCACGGAGAATTTGATAAAGGTGATTTCGGTGGTACGTATGCAAGTGAATATCCTTACAATTTTGGTGTATATATATCTTTATGTGGTGGTAGTAATAATAATGCTGCATTAATGTTTTTTGAGTGTGACACAAGTAATGCTCTTGGTCATATTAGTGTTTGTACGAGAGGTGCGGGAGATTGGAATACATCTTACTCTACTTGGGGAACATTAGCATATATTTCTGATAATGTTGCGAGCGCAACACAATTACAAACCTCACGTTCTCTTTGGGGTAACTCATTCAATGGCACTGCCGATGTAACGGGCGGCTTGACCGTATTAGGACAAACAAATCAGTTTGGCAGAGGTACTGGCGCAACCGAGATAAACTACAACACTTATTCTTTGTATGTTGGAACAGAGACATCAAGAACTGCAACTCCAGGATATTATACATCGGGAGTTGCCTTTACTTCGATGATGAAATATGGCGGTGTCGATAATTTTATTAATTCTCCGCAGGCTTGGATTGGTCTAAGATTAGTCGATTTCCCAGGTTCTGAACGTGCTGATTTAGTTTTTGCAACAAAAGAGGGTTCAGGTACAAGTAATACTGGAACAGACATACCTACAGAAAGAATGTGTATCTCTTGTTTAGGCAACGTCGGCATCGGAACTACCAACCCATCATATAAATTACACGTAGGCGGTGATATTTATTCTTCAACAGGAGCTTATCTTGGTGGGGTTCGTGTAGGCATTAATTCAAGCGGTAACTATGATTCTAACGCTTGTATCGAATTGATGTCTGGTTCTGGTTATATAGATTGGCATTATGATGGAAGCAGCTCAGACTATACCACTCGTCTTATTGAAAACGCAAGTGGGCAGCTATACCTATATGGAAACTTTGTTGTAAGCGGTGTAACAACATTTGAAAGTAATGTTGGCATCGGTACTACAAGCCCAAGTTACAAACTCCATGTAGCAGGTGACATCTACGCAACTGGTGGTGTAACATCATTGTCAGATGCCCGCCATAAGACCATCATGGGCGACACTAAGCTGAGAGTAGAGCAGATAGCCGAAATGCCCGCTATCACCTACAAGTGGAACGACAGACGGGACAATGACCTACATGTTGGTTCTATTGCTCAGAATTGGCAGAGGATATTGCCAGAAGTGGTAAGTGTTGCTAATGACCTTGAGGGTACGCTGTCTATCAATTACGGCGTTGCTGCTATGATTGCAAGTATTGTGACCGCCAAAAAGGTCGTTGACCATGAAGCCCGCATCAAGGCACTTGAAAGCGAGAATAGTGACTTGAAACAGGCTCTCAGCTTTGTAAAGAACGCTTATGATGATTTGAAATCAAAGTATGGTGAATTAATATCAAAAATTGCATAAGAGTAGGGTAGGGTGCAGTTCATGTAGAGCTGCACTCTACAGTTACTCGATGCTCAATATTTGAGAATGCCAGGCGATCACCTCTCAATATGCATCTACACAAATTGCGATATTCGTTCACAGGTATGTCAAGCGCGTAAAACCATGCTGTCACCTCGTCAAGATCAGTCAATCGGATATTGCTTAGTGACAGCAGGTTCACACAGTTATCTATGGGCACGAGTTTCGTAGTCATAATGATTGCATTTTGGGCATACTACCATCGCTACGGCAGGAAATAGCAATCTACCAAGCTCACCGGTAAGATAGGCCGCCTCCTCACTCTTTGGATCAACATGATAGTAGCTGCTTATGTGTTCAACAATATGTTTCTTTTCGTGGTCGATAGTGTCGTACATCTGTTCTGCAGATGTAGTCTTGCTCACAAACATCAGCGAGTAATGCCCGTCGTAATCAGTCAGCGTGTAACCACTATTAGGCTGTGATAGCTCCATACATATCTTGCGAGCTCTATAATCCGGGCACCCAATAGACAGCAACGCCTCGTAGACCTCTCTTAAATCTTCTGTGTCAGATATGTTCAGAGAGGCCATTATCCACCAGTCGCGACGGCCAAGATAGAATCCGGTCTGTACCATAAGCCTAAATCATTCGTTCCCAAAAGATAGGAATGCCCGCATTACACATCTTGGTAACAAAGCAATCCAATACGTTACACGGATGCCCGTCAGGATCAAGAAGAGTCTCTTCTACGAATGTAGCTCGCTGCTCATCAGTCTTGCAAGTCTTTGGGTAGTCTGCTACAGCCATATTAAAGAGATACCATGCCGTATAGAACATATTGTCCGGCAGCACTATCTTCTTGTCTGCCATGATTTCTGCCACCTCGTCTGCCGTGCGCGGTGTTATCGGCTTCATCTTCTCAGTCGCAGGGTCTTTTGCCATCATATTACCAATAGCCCACTTTGCGAGCTTTCTACTAAACTGGCCATGATACATATCTTCGTATATGGCTCTTTCTTCCGAGATATATTGTTTCATAATTCATTTTATGTTAATTATACAATTAAAAGCCAAGAGAGCCGAAGCTCTCTCAGCCGATTTTTACACGAAACGCCCTCGTGCGTCACGCATACGTCTCCAGTTCTCATCCTGCTCATGGTCCTTGAAGCCATGCTCATAGCCGGTACGATACCCTTCGTCGTAGTCATTATCACGATAGTTGCCTGCTCTCATGTCTCCATCCATACGATAGCCATCATTACGATAGCCATTCATACGTCGGTACATCTCCTCGCGACGATAACCATCATCAATGTGCTTATCGTTCACAATAATAAAACGTCTGCTCATACTTTCTCTTCTTTTAAGGGATTCTACTTCTTGGTAGGTGTAAACAGCTCGTTCAGCTTGTCGATGATAGTGTCGAGTTTCTTATCAGTTGCAGCCTGCCTTTCCTCCAGAACCTTAATAGAGCGGTCGCGTTTCTTTTCTTCCGCATACCTTGGGTTAAGCTTCTCAAGCATTTTCTCACCTTCGGAGAGAACAGACTTGTTATAAGATTCTCTTTCCAACTCCTGCTTTGATACCTGCATCATAGCATCAACAGCCTGAATGGTAGCCTGCTGATTGCAACTTATAAACGTATTACCGCCATTGTAAGATGCAGTCTCGTTGTTTGCAGGCAGGTTGTTAAATGGTACATCGTTTCCGTTGATTGATGCAACAATATCCACGACAGCATTCTGTCCGTTCATGGCCGAAAGGCCGTTTAAGAGTGGCTGATTGGTCTGATAAGCAGCCTTCGGCTCGCTCTTAGACTTGACAACACCCAACTGCAGAACTGGCTTCTGCTTGTCGCTTTTTTGTAAAACATAGAGCGTCTGACCCGCTCCAAGACTTTTGAAATCCATTGTTTGTTACTTTTAATGTTGAATAAATTTTCACCGAATCATACTGTAGTGCGAGACATCATCTGTAGTATGCCATTGAATCTGTCATTGAATACAGAGAATACGCCGGTCCCTCCGATAAGCTCTGCCACAGTAACGGGAGTCCCATCAAAAAGAGTGAGCGCACGGGTCGTACCATTGAGCGTAAGAGTAATCGGCAGCGTTTGCGTGGTGCCGGTTGGAATGGCATCAGCAAGCCGTACCGTGAAGTAGCCCACTGGAGGCAGAGAGCCACGGATAAACCCAAGGGCGACATCTACCGACTCTGTGCCGACGGTTATTTTTGTCGAGCTCAGATAAGGAATCCCGCGATTGTTGGTTGTAACGTTAAAACACCCCATAGCTCACCTCCTTTCTTAGAAGTTGACGTTGCCACCGAAACCACCAAAACCACCAAAACCGGGATAGTAACCACCCATGTATGGAGTAGTGTTAACTACCGAAACCTGTGGGTACTCAACATTGATGGTGTTGGGGAGTTTGCACTTGATGTCGTCAACCTCCTTGTTCAGAGCTGCGAGGGCAGCGTTTACAGGTACCAGGTTCTGAGCAATCACGCCTGCGGTGAAGTTCTGACTCTTCAAGGTAGCAATCTCGGCATCCTTTGCTGCGATTTCGCGGTCCTTTCGGCTGCTCTCCATGGCATCAATCTTGTTGTCAAGAGCAAGGTAGTTGCGGTTCATTGCGTCAGTAAGATTGTAGGTCTGCTGGCACATGGCAAGCTGATCTGCTGCAGCCTTGGCATCAACCTTGCTTCCTACGCCATTGATAGCATTCTGCATGGTGTTTGTCTGCTGGCAAGTAGCAAGCTGCTGGTCGCAGCAACACTTTTGGAAAGCACTTGTCAGTGCTGCATCACCGCTCTGGATTGAGTTGATAATCTGAGGAACACTTACAGCCTGTTGCAAAGCAAGAGTCTGTAATGCGTTCTGAACATTACCAACTGCGCTGTTCACGAGGTTGAAGTCCTGGCCGAGCATGGTGCTCAGTGTTTGGATGGCTGTACGTGAAGCCTCGCCCTGGTTGGTCACTGCGTTCATGATCAGCTCGCGGCCTGAGTCGTTCGAAAGCTGGTTAGCAAGGAAAGCTGCGCCAGAGTTGCCGCCGCCGAAGCCACCATTACCAAAACCTCCGCCGTTCCAGCCGAACATCGATGCGATGATTGCGAGGCCGAACAGGTCAGCGATACCATTCATACCATAACCAAAACCATTACCCATACCTCCTATGGGAATAGAGAATGGAACACCTCCGAGACCACTGTTGCCGCCGTCAGGAATAGAATAAATTTCTGCCATAATCTTTTTTTTTGTTTGAATTGTTAATACTAATTTTACTTAGGTTATCCGGAAAAACCACATTGCAAAGTTATTACATTTTCAAACACAAAAAGATAATTCATGGCACATCACACTGCATCAATTTTGCAGTCTGTTTCGAAGCGTTTTAGCAGATAATAAACCTTGCGTTCGCTTATGTTGTATTTTTCTGACAAAACAGCGATGGCATACGACTTCTTGTAGCCATCATTCATAATTGATTGATAGTCTTCGTACAAACCTATATAACGCACGTCTTCTATTCTAATGCGAGCTTTTTGCAGCGTTTTAAGGATATTTTGCCCTAATTTTAATATTTCTACGACTTTCATTCGTTATATTCATTAAAATTTTATATCTTTGCACCATCTCACCTTAATACGAAACAAAAAGCCCGCATATAGGTTGGAGACGCTTTAGTCCCCCGCACCTGTATGTGGGTAGAATCGTAAATTGAGGTGAGATGCTATTTATGAAAGTCGGGGGACTTTTTTCTTTATCCCCGATATAAATAGGCAAGCGGCTTTCACAAGAGGCTTGCTTGAGGTTAAGTTACATTATGAAGAATTACTCTTCCTAAAAAACCTTAGATAAACAACATATATTATAAGAGTTACAATCACGAACGGATAGAGGCTCTGTAGCCATCGTTTATACCATGGAACTTCTTTCTCGACCACGGTCTCTTTATTATGTATGTGCAGCAAGGAATCCACTTTCGAGGATAATACTTGGTTGGAGTGTAATAGCGAGTCGGTCTGCTTTGTAATCTCCGAGTACCACGTATCGTTTGTTTCCGACGATTGATGTTCGCGCTCGTAGTATTCCTTGATGATGATTTTTTCTTTGATGGTATCTCCTTTTTCGCCAAGAAACACCGTGCGACTCGTGTCGCGCACCTCCTTGCTTTTAAATGAGTCCACCAAAGCTGTCTGCTGCAGAAAGATGCTCTGCTGCCACGTAGAGGTGGTATGAATCAGCGAGTCAATCCTTGATGTAGCCTCCGTCAACTTCTGATAGCTTACATCTGTCTCGACCATGCTCTTAGTAGAGCACGACGCAAAGAGCAGCACGATCACACCAATAAGTAGGTACATCATTATCTGTGGTCCACAGCCACCATACAACTGCTGCTGACGATATATCTCAGCAAGCATTTTGCTTTTTTCTTCGTCTGTCATAAGCCAAATTCTTTTTTGAAACGTCTGTAATAGAAAAGTCTCTGAGCGAGACCATTCTGACCACCATTGACTTTTTTGGTTATTCTTTTCACTACGTCCTCGCCCATCTTGCCGCCATCATCGGTATCGGCAAGCTCATTCAGCTTGTTGGTCTGCCAAAACCACATCGAAGCCATCTGGTTAAGCGGAAACTCAGCAACCTTTTCGGGATGGGCCACTACGTCTTCGGTGCAAAGGTCAGAGTTGTTGAACGCCTTGTAGTTTCCGAGCCCGGTGAGCTGGATATAACCCCGGCCCTTATACTTCTGTCCGTCACCATCTTTTTCGGGCGTGTTGCCGAGCGCAATAGCCTTGGCACCCGTATCGTAGGCAGCACCACTCGCCAGCTCTGTAGTATATCGAAGGCAGGCACTCTCATGCATCACCTGTGCGAGATAGTGGACCATTCTTTTCGTTGAGTCAATGCCATAGGCGAGATGCCACATATTGAAAGATGCGACGAACTCGTCAATAGCCGATACGGTAGGGAGGCTGCAGCCTATCAAAGCCCTCTGAATCTGTTGTCTGTTGATCTGCATGACTATTCCTCCTTTTTACTATCGTTAATCGTTTCTTCAAGCGCATTACCTAAATGACTCTTTGCCTTGAAGATATTAACTACAAATCTCAGCAGCCAACGCCACACGTCAACAACCTTAATCTCGATACCCCACTTTACGTAACAGTAGTGGCCAATGATAGAAGCTAATTCAGCCAAGCAGCCTACACCTAATCCGATTGCAGCCGTATATACGTGGCTAAAGCCATTCATCGGTTCTGTTATGCCCAATCCAACAAAGGCACCAACTACAAGGTAGGTAATGTAATCCACCGACTTGTTTGCGCTTCGCCTGAGAGCTCTCGACTTATGCCACTTGTATTTCTCCATTCCGGCAGCATCGCCGCTATCCTTCGCCTCGCAGTACCGCTTCATGGTGTCAGAATGTCCCCACCACAGATCAGCCAATATCAGCATTGCTGATAAAATGATCATGTAGCGGAGTTCAAAAGCTACCGAAACCATCTCGCCGCCAAAGATGGCAAGCGTAAAACCTTTGTTACCCATACTTGTCTCCATAATCTAATCTTTTAAGTTTGATACAGAGCGAGCCAGGGCCCGCCCTGCGTTAGCACTACTCATTAATCTTCTTCCAAAGTTTCTTGACTGTCGGAACGCCAAAGCAAGCTGCAATGACGATACCGATAACGATTGGATAGCCCTCTTTGTAGTACAGGGCGTAACCGAAACTGCCAACCACTCCGATTATCCAAAGGAACAGGAGCAGACAAATACCTACATTTTTCATTCTGATATAATTTATTAGTTAATAAAAGGGGTTACTTCTTGCCTTTCTTCGATGCGGGCTTATCCTCGCCAACGATAATATCCGACAGAGCTACGGACTGACCCATAGTCCAATCGTTGCCTATCATCAGCTTACCGAAGGCCTCGTCAGAGAGTGGCTCAAACTCAACCTCAACCTCTTTGTTGGCAAAATCTTTCAGAGCCGCATCGACAAGATTGTTGTAGGGAATGAGCACCTCATTGACAAATTGGGCGTATTCAGCAGGACCCATAGGCAGCTTGTCTACGTCAACGTTATGGATCCGGACCATGCGCTCATACTCCTGCGCCTTCTGATACTTCTCAGCAAAGTCCTTGTCCTGGGGCTTCAACTTCTCTGCAGCATCCTTCGAATCCTCATCAAACTTGGTGGCGATAGGTTTCAAGGCACAAGCAATCTTCCACGCCTTTACTTTGTCATCGTCTGACATTGAGCCTGTCTTGGCCGAGTTGAGTACATTGTAGGCTGATAAAATCAGCGATGTCTTAATCTTTTTCTTCATAACTTATAACTTATTTAAATTGATTGAATATTTACTTTCTGCGAATGTAGCAAAGAGGGCACGAAGCCCTCAATGCCTTAATCGTTCGGTGGGGTGATGATGTTTGACTCAATTTCATCAATAGCATCCCACACGAGGTTGCTGTCCCGACGGCTCATCTGCGACAAGTCGTAAGTGAACTCATTACCACTTGGGTAGCCATTAAAATACCCAATGTTAGCCCCGATGTTACCACCATCATTGCGATAGCAGTCGCCGTGGATACTGGTAATTTGGTTATTACCAACGTCCTTGGAATAGTTACCATTGACGATGATTGAATCTTGAACGCACGTAAATGTGCTGTTCTCCGTTGTACTTAGAATGTTAAACATAATTAAAACGTTTTAAAATTGTTAATAAATATTGTGAAAAACACTCAGTCCTTGTAACATATATAGCTAATGTCTCGCAACCCATCTTCCTTGCTTGGCTGGGTGCGCATATAAATCACATCCGTACACATAATTGTTCGCCAATAAAACATCAAGTGAATAGACTTCATTAATACCTCCTACCTTATTAAGCCATTGCAAATCAACATGCCCAAAAGCGTTCTCAAAATACACTACAACCTCCATCATTTCATGTGGATTGATAGTTACGAACCGCTTTGTTCGCATATCCGAATTATACAAGAACGTTGGTATCATTGTCGCCTTTCCATCAAGGTCTATTTTAAAATGCTGCCTACATACTATCTGAACAGCATTTGTGGTGTTTACTATTCTCAACTTAATAGCCAAATCTCCACTTGTCCCCATTGACAGCTCCCCATCTGAGCCGCATTCAAAAACGCCATACTCGGAATAGCTCATAGAAGCTTCTTTAACCTCTATGCCATAAGGCTCTGGAAATAATTCTACGCCTTTCTGTTGTACGAACTCGGCTTCATCCTCACATGCTGCGAAGAATAACGCCATTGCTAAAATTAATCCTAATTTCTTCATATCATTTAATATTTAACGTTGAACCCATCCATCCGTTCCTTTGAAAGCGTACATATCGCTTCCTACGAGAAAAGCTCCGTTACGTGTTATATCAAAACTCCATGCGTTGTTTTTATTAGACGTATTCCAAAAGCTTGAAGCAGCCAATGCAGCGTCCCATTCAAGGTATATCGTAACAGTGGAGTTATTAGCTATCGTAAAAGTGCTTATCGCACTCTTGCTTGAATTATACATGTATTGTGGAGCACCACTATAAGCATCCATTGTAAGGTGGAAGTCTGTTCTTGCAATAGTCTTGCTCGAACCGCTCTTATTTGTGATTTTCAGACAGAAGAATAGGTTGCCAGTCGATGAGCGTAATGCCCATTTTGCTTCACCACCATCTGTAAAATCAGCCAAAGAGCGATATTCACCATTAAGAGCATAGCTGGCTGTAGTGTTCGCAAAAACATCACCCTCAATACCACCTCCACTTTCAGATGCATCGTCATTAATATATAAACTCATCGGGCTGAGATTATAATCGCCTTGCTTTGGTAAAGGCATAAACTCGTATTGTCCGTCTTTGTAGCGATACAAACAGATATATACATCTGCGACAAAAGAGCCGCTGCCGCTTGGTATTAATATTGGTATTGTGCTTCCGCTTGGGTCGCCATCGCTCAAGATGTAATCGTCACAAGTGAATATATGCGTGCTAAAGTAAGGGCTATCTACATACGCCACCAACTTCCATTCGTTCAAGTTTAACTCAGACGATACAAAGTCAATCGCTTGTAGGTTGATTATGTCATCGTCAGGGTCAAGGTCAACATATATAGTCATATACCTTGAAGAACTTCCACGATTGTACTTCCAACCTCCTTTTGGATAATTAACTTGTATTGGAGGTACTGCGCTATGATAATATCCGTAGCCAGAAGCAATATCTGTGTTGCCAAAATCGCTTAAACGGAATGGTTGTTGTGCTCCGCCTACAGGTTGGATATATTCCCAATCATTTGCAGATGCGTCCATTATAGCACCACCGCTTAACGTTCTGCTTTTCACGATGTCCTCTACTGTTATGCCTTGTTTGGCAAGTTTTCTTTCAGCATTAGTGATGCCGCCTATTTTAGGGTAAGGGACGGGTTTGTAACGAGCAAATTTATTAATATGCTCATCTTTACACAAACTCCCAAGGTCTGTGTGGCTTGTGCCCAATACTGCATTTACATCAGCAAAGCTGACTGGTGAAGAAATGATGTCGTTAGAATGTGCCATAATTACACCACCTCCTTTCTTTTTCTGTATTCTGCGATTTCCTCTTTACTCATGCGGTAAGAGTATATCCCACCCGTACAATAGACAGGCTCTGTTTCGTTTTGGATAAGAATGGAATCAAGCTCAAAATCTCCGTACAGGATTATGTCGTATTCTTTGTCGTTTGGCTCTTTGACAAATACTACATTGTACGATTGGTGCATAGAATACACATCGCCCAATACCTTCACGTTTCCTCTAACCAATATCCTCATTGCTTCACTTCATTTTCGTTATCTTTGAATTTTGTGCAAATATACGAATTAAATTCGTATAAATATACGTTTATAAAGAATATTTATACAAAATATGATGAAAAATTGAATATTTCTTGTAAAGAAATCGCTATTTTTGTATATTTGCAGCAGTTTAAACCATAAAAAGTTACGATTATGAGAAAGATTTTTTTGTTCTTGGTATTAATGATCGCCACGGTTTGTTCTGCTCAGAGGGTTGATAAGCCCGGCGAAGCGTATGACGTTTATTGCGAGGTGTCAACATCTGGGCTGTCTCAGGTTACGATTGAACTTGGTGGCACCAAATATTATATCGCAAAAGAGAAATGGGGAGATATAACATTCGAAAACGATGCTGATGTTCTTTCGTATATGAGCAAAAGAGGGTGGGAGTATGTAGAGAGAAACCCGGCAATCGGTGGACGCTACTTCTTAAAAAAGAAAGTGTTCAGCGATGTAGAAGCAATGGAACATCTCGACATAATACCCGTAAAGAAGAAGAAAAGCAAGGATTAAGTCCCTGCTTTTCTTTTGTCTCTTATGTTCACATTCCTGCCGCCTTCCGCATGGCCTCCATGCTGATAAATAAAGATTTTCGATTCCGCATCTGCTACAGCCTTAACCTTGCTATCCTCGTACATCTCTACGAAAACCCTGGCACCATCCGTTGCCACAACATTGAGCTCAGAGCCGTGGCGCACGTAGATATCGCTACTTGCCATTCCGTCTACTACCGCGTTCACTTTTGACTCGCCAAGCAACACAACCTTTCGTGCGTTCTTTACTTCTGCAGTGCAATTCAGATAGATTTCATTTTTACGAAGCAGACTATCCGGGAAATACTCCTTGATAAATGCAATATTCGGATAGTCGTTTGCGATACAAAAATCTATGCCGTTCAGATACTTGTCGATAAGCTCCTGTCTCGTTGAGTTCTTATCCCACTCCTTGTACCACTGGTCACAGAGACCGAGCTCACGGGCCCGATCTCTGAGTGTCTTATTCAAATTCTTTGTTTCCATAATTAAGCTATATTAATTCTTTGTCCGTCCGGTGCCACGCTGTGCAGTATGTTGTATATGCGTTCTGCAGCATCGGCATTTCTTCTTGTATAGTTCGCGATAGCTTCGAGCTGGGCGAGCTGTGCCCTTGCGATAACAGGCATCTCATCCTGCCCCTGTGCTACTTTAAGCAGCTCCATGATGGTCGCTCTCGTCGCAGACACATCAAGCCTGATGGCATTCAGGTAGCTTGCAACAAGATCGCCGGTCTCCTCAGTAAGGCTCTTTGCAGAGGCCGTTATGGAAGAAGAGCTACCACCTCCCTTTTCGACATATCCCTTACGCTCGAGTTCATCAAGGATATCGGTGATTGCGATAACCGTCATCTCTCCTGCCTGATTGAGTGCGTCGGCAATCTTCGTGATGGAAGTTGGATCAAGCTTTCCATTCTTCATCACCATCTCATTCTTAATGAGATCGTCGATGCCAAGCTGGTCAAAGGCTGCTTCAAGCACCTTTTTTGTTAGTATATTCTTGGTGATGTCACCAACAATCTCCTTTACGGTGTCGCGGAATGCCTTTGCAGCATCTTCACCTCTCTCCCATGCGCCAACGATAGCTTCGGTCAGGCGACTTGCCCAGTTGCTCAGGTCGATACTGTAGAGAGTGTTTGCCATATCAAGCGCAAAATTCTTGATCTGCTCGTCCATCTCTTTGAGCTGTTGGTCGTAGTCCATCAGCTTGTCAGCATCCGTTTTCTTCTTTCTGTCCTCTGCATTGCGCTGTTTCTGTATCTCGTCTCGCTGTTTCTTGAGGTTTGCAAGCATCTCGCGATACCCTCCGGTGGAATAGATACCGCCAAGGGCCTTCTCCATCGCGTCCTGGATATTCTTATACTCATATCCGAGTCTTCTTACTTCTCGCTGACTCTTCTGTATAGCACGGTCGAGTTTTTTGTCATGGAGCTGCGCCAAGCCGGTGATAGGACCTGTTATTATACCAACGGTATTTGATATAATACCGCCTACATCACCATTCATAGCACTTTTTAAGACATTCGTTGCCGACTTCACGCCTCCACCGATGGCACCTATGAAGTCTGCAGCATCTCCCCATCCTGCGGCGCGGCCATCCATACCCAAGGCATCGAACATGTTCGAAATCTGCTGGGCACCCTGCTGCAGGCCGTCGAAAGCTGACGATACATTTGACATGACCGTAGCAATAGATTTAAGATCCTCTGTTTTTATGCCGATCGACTTTAACAGGGCCTGTGCATTCTTCTGATTTTTTTCCAGTATCTCGAGCTCCGATTTGGCCAAGGCAAGCCTAATCTTGGCAGCAAGAATCTGTTCGTCAGAAGCCTTCGAATCGAGTTCTGCCTGTGCCTTACGAGCTTCGAGTAGCTTTTCCTGAGCAAGCTGAATCTTGATAGCATTGGCAGCAACCTCCGCATCCTGCTTGTCATATTTTCTACTCTGCAGCCCAGTAAGTCCACCGGTAGCGAACGTCATGAACGCTCCCTTATTGCCGCGTATCTTCGCAAGCTGGGATTCTACATTCTTGATGCTTTTGAGATATTTGTCTGCGTTGATAACTCCGTCGGCCAACTGCTTAACAAGATTCTCTTTGATGAAGATTCCGGCATTCTCGGCTTCCTCTGCAGTCATCGCGAGGATGGCTGAGTAGAATTTCAGATAAGGCTCTGAGGTTTCAAACTGCTCAACTGCCAGCTTCTTGATCTCTTCCTGCTTCTGAATGATACGCGGGTCATTCTCACTGGCACCCTTCTTGCGCAGGTCGCTTATTTCGCGCTCAAGCTTTGCTATCTTTTCGGTTATCGAAAGCAGCTTGCTTGTAGCGTCAGCGGTCTTCTGCAGGCCATCGGTATAGTTATTAGTTATGAGGCTCACAATTTTCTTCCAGAGGTCGTAGGCACCATTGATACCCTTGAAGTGCTCCTTTGCCTCAGCATCAGTCATTCCCCAATCGATCGCCTGCATATTGTCAGGCAGAATGGAGCGAAGCTTCTTGGCAAGGGCTTCTGCCTGCTCGTCCCATACCGCACCATCTTTGAACGCAAGTTTTGCGAGATTCTCGTCTCCGCTCTTTTCGAGCAGGATCTTATAGAGGTTCCACTGCTTGCTTCCTTTCTCGATATATTCCTGCATCTCCTTCACAGCCTTGTCAGCAGAGTCTTTATCGAACTTTAGAGTGTACTCCGCCTCAAGTTTATCGATTGAGGTGCCGAATTTCTTTCGAGCCTCGGTGTTGAGGCTAAGGCTATTCTTGATCTTCTCAAGTTCACCAAGGTAGTTGTCAACGATGCTGGCACCTTTACCCTTCAAGCCGGGGAAGAACTTCTCAACGAGATCGATGGCTTTCTCGCGACCGTACTGAGCCTCGAACTTACGATACTCATCAAGGAATGATTTGAGCTCTTCAAGTCTCGTCTTCGCTCTCTCAAGGGCACTATCCTTCTTAGTCCCATTATTCTTTTTGTCATGCTTGGTCTCGACATTAAGACTAAAGTGTTTGATAAGCTCGTTTACTGCATCAAGCAGGGGCTTTGAAGTTGTATATCTATCATAACCCTGCTCCTTGAAATAAGGCGATAGGGGAGATAGGGCATTCTCGCTTGGAAGAGCATCGAGTTTAAAGCCCATGCCTATCAATATTTTTCCACTCTCGTCAACACTCGTCTGCAGCTCATCCTTGTACTCAGTTACCTTCTTTTTGAGGTCTTCCATACTCATGTCTGCAGAGATGGGAATATTGATACCATGATCCTTCATGTAGTCGTTCACCTCCTTGCGCCACCCCGTGAGAATCTTGAAGGCACCACCAAGAGATTCCGTAACGGTTACGGGAAGAATAAGTGGGCTGTAATTGAACGTATTGTCAATAATTTTCTTGAACTCAGGGTAACGCGCCGTAATCTCTGTCTTGGCAATCTCGAACATACTTCTTACGCTGTCTACGACCTTGTCGCTCGTGTCTTCGCCGGTGATATACTTACTAAGCACACCATCCTTGTCGATCGTCTTCATGTATTCAGCGATGATACGAGGAAGGTTGTCGCTCTTTACCTGGAACTCGCTATTCATTATGCTGTCCCAAAAGAGCTGTGCATAGCTCTGCATATCCTTGCTGAACTCTTTGCGACCCATCCATTCTGTAGAGAGCATTTGGAATGTGCGGCGACCTACCTCAGTCGAGAGATCCTGTCCCTTCTGAATCATGCGCTCCTTGATATCATTGTAGATCTCCGTGAGCTGTCTGTCGAAATTCTCTTTTTGCTGTGCATAGCTGTTGGTGAAGATGCCTCCACTCATGTCAAACACACCGCCAAAGTCAAACTTGCGGTCGTTGGCTGCAGGAGTATTGGCCGCATTCTGCAGTCCGATGTAACGGGATATAGCCTCGAAGGTGTTTCCGCTTGAAAGCATCTGCTTCACTGTACGGCCAATCTCAACCAGATTCGTCTCGTACTTGCTGAGGGCGCGACCTGAGTTCGTAGCCTCCTTCTCTATAGCGATCAGCCTGTTGGCCAACTCGTCATAGTCGGAATAGTTCCAATTCTTCGTCTGCTTGATATAGTCGTTGATGGCATCCTGAAAGTCCTGCATGTTATCAGCAATACCCTCAGTATTCCACCTGTTCGTGCTCTCCTCTGCCTCGTCAAAAGCACCTGCCATTTCCTTTGCTGCGTGCTGTGCGCGCTGCAGCAGGTCAACTTGCTCCTTCAAAGAGAGCAGTTCCTTTTCCAAAGAGCCGGCAGACAGTCTGATGGCACCGCCGATGATGCTTGCTGCCTCGTCAGGGATAGCTTCCTTGATAGCATCCTTATAGCGGTCTATCATTTCCTTGATTTCCCTCTCGTTGCCTGTTGAAATAACAATATCGATTGGGTTGTTTTTTACGAAGCTAAACAGCTCGTCGTAACGCTGCTTCATGCTTTCGAGTGATGCCGAATACGCCTCATTCATCTTGTTGCTGTTCATGAGCCAGTCGGTAGCAAACCAAGCGAGCGCAGCAACTGCAGCCTGCAGCCCTAATGAAAGGAGGCCTGCTGATGATAGTGCGGTAGTCATAGACATAGACACCATGCGGAACGCAGCAGCAACGCCGCGCCCGTTCAGTATCAGTCTCCTCGTGACAGCATCTATTTGACCGATACGCATCATCTGCATGAGCAGTTGTCTGTTCTCGAGTTTTGTATAATCGAGTCGTATAAGGGCCATCTTGTTCATTCTTCCGGCAAGGATGAGGTTGGTGCGCCACAGGGTTGCATCCTTGTTGCGGTTAAGAAGGCTTATCATCTCCGACTTGTTAATCTCTCCTTGGATGAAACGCTCACGTATCTTGATGGCATTGAGCTGCTGCGCCTTCGCGATCGTCGCAGAGTAATACTCGTTGCCAAATGTTGCAAGTTTTGACATGAAGGACACAACCTTTGCCATTGATAATGCAGCAAACGTCGTCGCAATAACAGGTGTCAGATTATCGATATTTTCGATAAGCCATGTAAGACCCTGAACCATTCCTTTGAACATCTTACCGGTTATGCTCTCACCCTTGGCAAACTCTGAGAGCATAATCTGCCAAGCATCGACAAGGTTTGACCACTTACCTGTCAGTGTGTCGGCGAGGGTAAACTGCATGTTGTAGAAGCGACCGCCCTCATTCGTCATATCCCACAGCACTTTCTTTACCATCTCGAAAGGTACGGCTCGTTTTGAAATCAGATCAAACACTTCTCCCGTAGTCACAACCTTACCGTTGAGCTTCGTGAACTCGTCAGCCAAAGCCTGTACCATTGGGATGCCGGCCTCAGTGAACTGACGCAACTCCTGGCCTCTCAGAACGGCAGCAGAGCGCACCTGTCCGAAAGCCAATATCAGGCGGCCCATGTCGACACCAAGACCTGCAGACATATCAGCAAGTCTTCGGGTTGTATCATACATCTCTGCATACGGGACGTTGAAGGCGGCGACCTGCTTCGAATAAGTCACCAACTCCTTGAAGTTGAATGGAGATACTACAGCCAACTGCTTGATTTGGTTGAACATGGTGTTGGCCTGCTCAAGGTCTCCGAGGATTGACTGCAGGGCGATATGCTGCACCTCAAACTCGCCACCAACTTCGATGATGGATTTCAGCAGTCGCTCCGCACCATAGATTGACACATAGGTGCCTATCTGATTGGTGAGCTGGCCAACGGCTCTTGTGGCTGCGCTCCCTTTCTCAACAATCTTGTCATACGAAGCGACCAAGTCCATGTTTGCCTTCGCATTCGCCTGCGTCTGAGCCGCAACATTCCTCTCTGCGTTCTGTTGCTCACGGAGAAGGCTGTTTACAACCTGCAGCACATTGCGCAATGCGGTATTCTGCGTAGTAAGCATGTCGCCGTTCCAGTCATTGCCATTAAGACTCTGCAACTTCTCCAACTGATTACGAAAGTCCAATAGCTGCTTGGTAGCATGATCAAGTTTGTCGGTATCAACCGTTGCACTAAGCCTTCTGTTCGAAATTCTCTCGAGAGCATCGTCAATTCTCAGGAGCATTTTCTGATAATTCAGAGCATCCCGCACCGCTTTGCCGTTGTCGAATTTCACGGGCTTAATCTTGCCAAGAACAGTTGCAGAAGCAACAACCTTGTTCATGTCACCTTGTAAAATCTTTGTCATCTCAAGGATCTTACCGAGTGAGTTCGTGACATTGTCACGAATACCCATCTCGAACCACATCTTGCCCAAATCTACTGCCATAGTATATATGTTTAATTGTTATAAAATCTTGTTCGTCATAAAATCGTTAAGAGAGAACTTCTTTCCGACGTAGCTCCTGTTCTTGCGCTTCTTTTTCCAAGCCTCAGTCAGGTCGCTCATCTCGTTCACCTCATCACTTGTTCCAAACATCGAACGCTCGTTCTTTTTCTCGCTCTTGTAGCTTATCACCGGCTGGTCTGCCACCATGAGATCTATCTGGCACATGGAATATCCATACCAATAATCAAAAGCCTTGATTCCGAACCTTCTTTCGAACAGGAACGGAAACTTCTCCGCTAAGGAGTAGGCTGCACCCCACCTCGTGCGGCTGGGCCAAGTTCGTGACGAGCCATCATCATTGCTGTGTCCATCATCCCGGTCGCTAATATGGTAGCCACTACTAACGGGTCCGATTGAATTTTTTTTTTACTTGCATCGAGGATTGCGACAACCTCTACCTGGTCGATATCCACGATATAATAAAGCCATCGCCAATAGATATGGTACCATAAGTTCAGGAGAAAAGCCGTGAGAAGGCCGTTCCGGTGATTCAGCAGAATACAGGCTGCAGCCTTTACGTTTCGCTTAACAGGGTCTGTCTCCTTCAACATGATGTGTGAGAATTTCCTCACCGTCCGGTTCTTGAGCCACCCGATGCGATGTTTCTTACCGCGCAACTCAACGGTCTCAGCTTCCTGCTCCATGATCTCGCTCGTCATGCGCTGCAGGTCAAATGTTGGCTGTTCTATATCTTTCTTCATAATCTACTTCATTAACCGCTCACGAAGGGCCGACTTTACAGCCTCTCCATAGAGCGTGTAATTGTTCTCGCATTCATTGTCATTCACACATACCACCTGCAGATTTTCATCAAGCAGGGTGGCACGTACCTCATCAACGCTCTTTCTGACACCGACGTACTTTCTGCATGGGGTGCGGTCCACGTAATTCCCGGAAAGGTAATGCCACCAAGGACAGAGCCACTGATTATAGTTCTTTACCTGCCGGAATGGAGTGATGGTCCGCTTCATCTTGAAATAATTATTCTCCCACAGCCTTTCCCATGTACTCTTGAGCATGGGAGTGAGGCTGTGCCCGCCTTTGAGCCATGTATCTGTATAATGTTTACCGAATTGGCTTGCGATGAAGTTGAGGCCGTTTCTTGCTGCAAAATGGAAGTCGTTAGGATCGTCGGGGAACGGTCTCTCAGTGTAGTGCAGACATGGAACCATTCCCTCGAAGAAATCCGTCTCCTTCAACTCTGACACAGGGAACATATCATCGTTCCCATAGATGAATCTCTCGCTAAGACCGGGAATCTTATACATGTAGAGCTCAATAGCCCTGCTGTTGAAGGTGGGAAGGAACTCATCAGGCATAAAATCCTTATGGTAGACGATGTTTACACCTTCCTCATCCATCCAATCCTGCTTCTGACTCTCCATAGCAAGTATGACGAAAATCCTGTCTACGAACGGCATGAATTTCTTGATACACTGAATGAGGAGATGTTCTGTTCCCCAGCTGCGATAACGGACAAATTCGTATGGATTGCTCTCATCGAACACCCTGTTACGCTTGATGAAACTCGACTGCCACTCTACATCGTCATGAAAGACCATTGGCACTACGTAGTCTATTCCCATAATTTCTTGTTCTGATTCAACCATTCATTAATCTTCTTCGGCTTCCAGCTTCCGTGTCTCAGGTGCAGGCAATAGTCCTTGTTTTCGATCTCCATGTAAGGAAGGCCAAGACGAAGCACCTCCTCCAGGAACCACGCGCCGGTGTCATAATGACTGTCGGGGGCGTTGCTAACAAGATTCCACATCTTCGCACCGTTGAAATAGCTGAATCCGTATTGGCGCATCATCTTCACGTTGATATAGCAGAGCCATGGCTCTACGCGGTTTACTACATAACCGAACCTGCGAGTGTTGCAACTAATGCGGCCAACGAAAGCCTTATCGCTGTCCCAAAGGCTTGCGATATCCTCTTTCAGGAGAATATCTCCATCCATCAACACGAACGGATTCTTGCGATGGTCCACGATCCACTGAACAGAAAAGCAATGCTTTGCGCTGCCGTAGTTATTACCGGGCGACGGCTCCTTATCTTTGAACGTCTTGAGCCATTTGTCGAAATCGATAATCTGACCTTTGGTATTGTCGATTACCTCAACATTGTCAAAAGTGTTCACGAATGGACGGGCATCGCTATTGTCAAACACAATGACATGACAACCCTCCGTGGTCTTATTCAGAGACTTGATTGCCGCTGATGTCAACTCCGGTGTGTTGTAATGTACGATTACTACGTCTTTTTTCATAACTGTACTTCTGATAAATAAAAAGGGGCAAGCGGATTGTCCGCCGCCCCCGGTTTCAGTTATTCACGTTGGTTACTCGCCGCTCGAAGAGCTTGAGCTCTCTACCTTCTCCAGGAAGAGAATGTCGGGAGTAGTTCCGTCGCTCTCGATGGTGCCGCTGAAATCGAGTGCAAACACACCCTTCGCGTCAGAATCGATGACAGGACGGGCCCACAGAGAGCTGTTGGCGATAATCATCAGCTTGGTCTCGTCCTCGTTCACAAGAATGAATGTGCCGTCAACCTTCTTCTGCTTCAAGGTCAGAGCAGTGCCGGCGTAAGTAGCTCCGTTGACGGTTGCGCTCTGAATCTGCTGAACGGCATCCTTACCGTAGGCCAGCTCAAGAACATTGGTTTCCTTGGTAGGAACACGGAAGCCCAGGTCGATGTCACCCGGTTCAGCACTTGTAATCCAGTCACCAGGCAGACCAATCACCTTGTAGTGGCTGATGGTCGGTTCGCCCTGCTCCAGATTTACGGTGTCAACCTTCACGGGGAGGTCGTAGTCCGGAACGATGTTAATACCACTCAGATCGCTCAGATCAAGCTCGGTCTTCTGATACCACAGCGAGGCGATACCACCGAAAACGTCTTTCAACTCTTTCTTAGTCTTCATAATCGTTATCCTTTTAAATTGTTAATAAATACTTTATTATACCATGGTTGTCATCTTTGCCTGAATGCGCGTGTAGGTGTAGCCTTCTCCATCGCTCGATGCCGGCGTAACAGTACGTGGTCGGGTGATCTTGATGCCAACTTCCTTGTTTTTAATTGGAAAGATTCCGTCGAGCATCAATCTCAGTTCCTTCATACGCGGGACATCGGGCTCAGAGGTGTCACTTGCGGCTTTTCTATCAGCAACAAAAATCTCGAATGTCACCGTCATGTCTATCCACCAGTCATCATTCTCACCAAGCATTCTGTTGGAAGCAGAGTAGGGAAGAGCGACAACCACAAATTCCGCCAGCTTCCTGTCAACTGCGTCAGGACGCTTGTTCAGAAAAGTGCGGATATTCATGGCTGATGCCACGCTTTCATCCATTACCTGCAAAATGTCTTCCGGTGTCAACATATTATTCGTATTTCATTTCTGATACTTTTGCGCCGCGCTGCTCGAAATCATCATGAAGCTGTGTCAAGATATTTACCCCGTCACGGGCTTCAAGATACTTCGCGTAATCAACGGCTGACACTATCACATAACACCAACCCCTCTGACTTGGGATCTTGTTCGTAAAGAACTCTTGAGCCTCTTGTGGTGCCAGATAGTTACGATCTCCCGCAGGTGCTCGGTATGGTTTACCGATACTGTCTACTTCCTCGCCTCCCCAATAGTAATCGAGATTGTAACGCTCTCCTTGTTTAAGCGTAACCCTCGTAGGGGCGTGATTCAAAGCCTGCGCTGATGAATAGAAGCCTTTGAGCACTCCGTCATGGAAAACTGCCACTGCAAGCGAGTTGCGCAAGTTACCTGTGACATCATGAAAACCATCAAGCTCGCTGAGTGCGACATCAATGATCTCTCTCATTGCGTCTTGAGCACCTTGTGCGGCAACGCCGTTTACGTGCTTCTGCGCATTACTGAGAATGCTCTTTATTTGGGCATCTATATTATTCATCCTTCGTTGAAGTTTCTGTTCAGTTCGCCGTAGATGACCGTTCGGCCATTATCCGGCTCCCAATCCTTAACTTCCCATTCCTCGGTAATTTCACCCTTTATTGCTATAAGAATATCTCCGGATTTCGGTGTGAGACCTTCCCATTCGCTGAACTTGACAGGAATACTCGCCTTACGTTTGTTCTCTTGAACCTTCGCATCTCCGGTAGTAGTTGTATCTGTATAGCTTCGGCCTTTTCCCTCATATACGATGTGCTCCGTAAGAGGTCCACTTTCGTACCTCCCCGGCAACTCTCTCCGTACTATCTTGATAGTATGAGGGTATGGCGGATTAAAGACCTTGTTCTTCCTCATAATCATTCAATATGTGGAAGCGGGATTCCTGCCTCATCGTAGTCGCAGGGTGTGATCCCGAAGCTGCTAATTGTAACGCTGACGGAGTCATCATACAGGAACTCCTCGCCATACTTCTCGTAGACCGCCTTTACATAGACGAGCATTCGGTCTTTGTCATCATCCGTTAAGGTGTAGCCGCCCTCGGAATGTTCCCATCCGTTATCACTGTCAGAGGTGGCTCCAACACGACTCGGGCCCATGCATATCCAAACATACAAATCAGCCTTCAAAAGTCGTTTTGTTCGCTCATCGAGGTCTTCCTCGCGGGTGTCATTGGCTACTTCGCGCTCACCAAGCACGTAATCAACGGCTTCCTGGGGTAAAGCAAAGTTCACACAGCCGAAGAGATAATCCTCAGCCGTGCGAATCTTTGTTTCATTTCCATTTACCATATTTTACAATGACTTATGGTGAATACTACTTACTCTCCCTCAGAACTTGAGCTTGAGCTTGAGGTTGCACTTGAGCTTGAGCTCGTTGGTGCAGGAGCTGAACTTGAGCTGGAGCTCGACGCGCCCATCACACTCAGGTAGTAGAACCAGCGAGTAGCGTTTGGAACACAGAGAGTCTGAGACTCAGACTTGGTCTTGATTGTCATGTGCTCACCATCGCGAATCTCACGGATCAGAGTGCGACCGCCATCGAACAGAGCAGAACGGGTGTTACCGCTGTCAATCCAAATTGGCTTACCACTCTGAACGCTACCGATAGCACCATCGGGCACGAATGACAAGACTCCCTCGGGGAAGGCCTGCATGTTGTGATATGCAACCTTTCTGGTCTTGGGGTTGAGGAACTCAACAGAGCCAACGGCATCGATAACATCGATGCGACCACCAAACTTCTTAACGATGTAATTCCAAATCACATCGTCGTCCTGGGTGTTCGACCAAGCGACACGCAGAGTGTCGTCAGTAATGTCAGGACGCTGTGCGGTTGCGAACATCACTCTCCAATAAGGCATCTCAAGCAGATCCTCCTTGGTGCGCTCAGAGCACTCCCAGTGGCCGGCAGGCATGAAGTCGTTGTCCTTTGCATTGCGCATGATCTTCTTCGCCTCCTTCTCGGGGAAGATGGTCTTGCCGATTGCAGGATTCTGAACAATGGTGCCGTCCTCTTTCTTGGTGTACCATACACTGGTATGCTTGTTCGCGCTGGGAACGCCGAAGTCGATCTCTACGGGCAGACCGTAAGGGTTGTTCTTGGCGTTGATGATGAGCTTACCGAAGTTACCCACAATCTGATGACGCTGGAACTGAACGGTGTTGAAGTTACCACCAATCAGGCTGTCTACAGAAGTGAAGAAGAGGTCCATCACGGCATCAACGATGTCAGAGGTCATTCCGCCCAACGCCTCGGTGAGAGCCATCTTGTCGCGAATCTTCTTGCGGTCGAGGTAAACCTCGTGCTTGAAGATTGGCAACTCACCGCTCTTGAGCAACATTCCGTCAGTGCTCTTTGTAGCACCGTCAGAGTCGTAGTCGGTGTAGGTGGCCATGGTGTAAGGACGAATGGTAGCCTCAATCTGCTCGTAAGTAGGATGAAGCTTGATGTCTGGATCAAGAGGGAATCCCATCTGAGCGTAGGTACGCTCGGCATTCCACTTATCAGCCAACATGTCGTTGAGATACATGCTAAGACTGGCTACACCATTCTCAACATATCCCATCGAAGCCAAACCCTGGCCGATAAAATCATAAAACTGTGCGTCTCGTATCATAATTGTAAAACTTTTTTAGTTATTAATCGTCGATGCCGAAAGCCTCTTTTGCATCCTTGCGAAGACGCTCAAACACAATCATTGGCAACTGTGCTTCCACACTTGCGGGCACATCGGTTGCATCACCATAGAGTTTACCTGCCACTACGATGCCAACACTTGCAAAGATGCAGTTGCTTGGGATTCGCACATCGTGACGGGTCAGTCCGTTCACGGTCTTCAACTTATCGGCAGATGCGTTGCCCTTGATAACCTCGGCATAGTCACTCTCGTTGTCGTAGTGAACCATGGTGCCTGCAGGCAATACATCACCCTCGCTAAGACCAGCCTGAGCCACATCAATCTTTCGACCGAAATGGATCGTCTTGTCAACATCGATCCAGCACTCGTTACTGCCGAAAACTTCGCCCTGCGAGCCACCGATCGTGTTGTCTGTTCCTCGTTTGTAATTACCCATAATAGTAAAAAATTTGTTATCCTAAAAACAATCTTTTTGCTGCGATACCGTCGCAGCTCGTCTCACGTTCTTTTGAAGGTTATTCCTTCTTTTTCTCTTCCGGGAGCAGACCGCGCGAACGGAGTCGTTCTTTCTGCTTGTTCCGCTTGTCAAGCGCAGTTTGGTTGGGACCGTCCTGCTGTCGATCTGGCTTGCGGGGCTTCTCGAACTTAATGCCTGCTCGCTTCAACTCATCGAAGTAATTCTCCTCTGCAGTCTTTGCAAGCCCGTTGATGTCGTACTGCTCTCCTTCTGCAAGCTGTGGCAGGGTCAGCTTTCCGAACACCTGGTCGGCAAAATACTCGTTGACCGAAATCTTGCCTTCCTTGAATGTGGCATTAAACTTCTTTCGCACGTCGGCAATTACTTTGTCGTTTGCCTCCTTCTTGTTTTTAGCGTCGAGACTCTGCTTTAAGCTATCAACCTCGTCCTTGAGGGCTTTCAGCTTGGGATCGTCCTCGTCTTCATCCTTTACAGGAGGAGTCTTGGGAGGTTGCACTTGAGGATGCTTCTTCTTCCAATCGTTAATCTGATTGCCTGCCTCCTTTGCAATGTTGCCATTCATACGGAGAAGGCGAGAAGCGATTCTCTTGCAGAATGCATCGTCTACCTGCGAGTCTTCGGTAACACCTTCGAGCTCTGCATCCAACTCTGCGTTTACTGTCTCTTCACTGAGCACTGTCAAGCGTGATTCACCTAATTGTGCTTCTACCAATGGTCTGAGTGATTCTCTATCCATGTTTTCTTGTTTTAAAGTTAATTGATAATTTCAATATTCTTTAGTAGCGGAAGCGGGAGTCGGACCCGCGACCTCCAGGCTATGATCCTGGCGAGCTACCACCTGCTCTATTCCGCGATTTTTGTATATTTATACTAATTTTCTGCAAAAATATGAATAAAAATTGTATAAAACAAATATTTTTGCGTATTTTTGCACAAAAATATGAATATTTATGCTTTTTGAGGTAAAATGAGGCAGTTTTCGGGATTTAAAATGCCAAACGGCGATCCTATACTCACACAGGAGTATATAAACACCCTCCAACAGCAGGCGATATCGAAAAAATTGAAAAATGCTTTCGTTCCCCAAGCTGGAGGTCAGGAGAACATGCTCTCTATCGACGTGGATATCCTTATCTGCGGAGGCAGCAGGGGCGGAAGCAAAAGTTTCTCGTTGCTCATGGAAGCCCTAAAAGACATCAAGAATCCGGACTTCCACGCTGCTGTATTCCGTGGTAACAAGAAGGCCATGGAAAAGCTGATACGCGACTCGCGCAAGCTATACTCGCAGTTCGGCTACTACAACAAGTCGGAGTCCATGATGACATGGAACTTCAATGCAGGTGGAACGCTCTCGTTCTTCTATCATGACGATTCTGATGACGACTTCAAGGAGCGATTCCAAGGTCAGGAGTACGCATTCATAGCTATCGACGAGATTACACATATCTCATATAAAAAATTCAAGTATCTAACCACCTGTAACCGAAATGCTTACGGCATACGAAACAGATTTTGGGGAACATGTAACCCAGATCCGCGCTCGTGGGTACGTCAGTTCATTGATTGGTGGGTAGACAAGGATGGATATATCGACCCGGCAAAGGACGGAAAGGTACGCTACTGCTTCATGAAGGGAGACCGCGTCTCCAAGATTGTTTGGGGTGACTCAAAGCAGGAGGTGTACGAGAAATGTAAGGAAGCCATTGACCTCGCATGGGATCCTAAGTATGAAGCCTGGGGGCTTGACAAGATTGAAACCATGGTTCAGTCAGTGGCCTTCGTTCGTGCAGACCTCTCTCAGAACCCGATGCTGCTGCTCGCCGACCCGACATATCTTGCACGACTTGCCGCACAGGATGACGGACAGGTGCTGCGAGACCTCAAGGCAAACTGGAATGCTGCGGAGGCCGGCGACGACATGGTCTCTGACGAGGACCTTGAAAAAGTGTTCTTAAACGCTTATCAGTATGGAGACGGCATCCGGCGATGCACGGCAGATATCGCGCTTGAGGGAGGTGATAACCTCGTCATGTATCTTTGGATAGGATGGCATATTGCAGACTTCCGCTGTGTCAATGTCAATTCAAAGACAGCCGTGTCCGTCATAAGGCGGACACTCAATGAGTGGGGTGTCGCTGAGGAGAATTTCTGTTACGACTATCAGGGCCTTGGCCAGCTCGTTAAGGGATTCTTCCCGGAGGCTATCCCATTCAACAACCAAGCGGCACCTATAGCAGACGAGGATGACGAGATAGAGGGCGTAAAGTATCTCTACAAGGACCTCAAGTCACAATGCGCGTACATTATATATCGAAAACTCAAAGAACTTGGCATCTCCTTCGAAGAGAGCCTGCTCGACAGAAAGGTTTCCGGTAATGGCTACGACGACATACCACTGCGCGAGGTATTGCAGAAAGAACGACAGTCTCTGAGACGTGACAGCGACTCACAGGACAAGGGCTTCTGCCTGATGCCGAAGAAGAAATCGAAGCTGATCGTCGGACACTCTCCCGACTGGTGGGAGTCGCTTTACTTCCGGGCATACTTTGATCTTGCAGAGCCTCTGAACCTTGAGATTGAAAACTCATGGATGATGGGGGCTGATTTCGAAATAAATTTTGAAGAGGAATTTTAACTAATTAAAGGATAACGGCTATGACACGCAAATTAGATTTCAAAGAGATCCTGGTTCGCAAGCCTATCTTTAAGGTATTGCCAAAAGAATCCGGTATCAAGTACACGACGTATCAGGGGTCTGATATGTCCGAACCCGAAGATCCCCTCAAACTTGAGGTTTACACTCAGTCCGAAATGCTACGGGAATATTATCCTTCTGCCCACAAGATCAACAATCCGGTTCTGTACCCCGACGTATGGAAGGAGGCCCCGGTGCCCGGCAAACCGAGTCAGAAGCGATACTTCCGACAGCCAATAGCAAGAACGGCATTTGCATTCCAGCGCGTCATCAAGGTGAAGCGCAATACACATACGTGTGGTAACGACATGCAGTTCGAGCTGGCATCAAACGAGAAGGATGAGAAAAAGACTCTCGAAAACACGCTGAGTCTGCTCGACTTCAAGGAGGGATGGCTCACTATGGGTATGGAGCAGCGTTTCTACGAGGCCGTTGACTCCATTAACACCGTATCTGACGCTGCCGTCGTCGGTTATTTTGATGATGACGGAAATCCCTGCACAAGAACATTGTCATTCATTGACGGTGACAAGCTATACCCTCACTATGATTCAATTACGGGTGACTTGACTCTGTTTGCTCGCAAATACAAGGACCTCGACGAGGATGGAAAGACCACTACAGAGTGGGTAGAGGTGTGGGATGAGAAATATCTCTACCGGGCAAAGAGAAGCGTTTCCAAGAGCGATGTCATAGAGAAAATAAAGGGTGCCTTCGGCCTTGATGGATTCAAGATGGTAGGAGATCCGAAGGAACATGGATTCCCATTCATCCCTGTTGCCTACCACGCCAATCCCGAAGGACCGGCATGGGCATTCTCGCAGGACACCATCGAGCGTTACGAGGAAGCGATGTCTTACTTCTTCGAGAACAACAAGGCTTACGCCTTCCCGATCTTCTTCGCTAAGGGTAAGGGCGTGAAGCTCTCCGGCAATATGAATGGCTCCGTAAAGGCGGTTGCCATCTCTGATCCAAAGGGTGAGGCAGGATTCCTCAACCAGGCAGACGTATCTAACTCTTACAACACACTTCTCATCAAACTCTACGACCTCATCTATGAGCAGTCATTCGCCGTTAAGCCACCTGAGCTGAAATCGGGAGACCTGCCAGGCGTTGCCGTAAAGCTGCTGTTCTCGCCCGCCATCGAGCAAGCTATTGCCGATGCCAATCGCCTGCAGGGATTCGTAGAGCAGTTGGTAAAGATTGTAAAGTTCGGATGGGGCTTCAAGATCAAAAAGGCTGCTACGCTCATGAACCTGCATATCAACGCATGGATCGAGCCCTATATCCATCAGAATGACAGCGAGCTTATGCAGAACCTCCGTATTGGCGTACAGGACGAATTCATCTCCAAGCAGACTGCTGCAGAGCGCGCATCCAAGTACACCAAGAATGACGAGGTAAGCCGCCTGCTCAAGGAGTACAAGCAGAAGCAGGAACTCGACCTTCTCTTTGAAGTCAAGAAGAAGAAGGCTGAGGTTGAGGCTGAGATTGAGAAGCAAAAGCAGATCAACAAGATCAATGGCGTTCAGAAAGGTAATATCCGCACCGGAAACGGGCGTACACGCGAGACAGATTCTCAAGGCAATAGGCCTTTTGAGAATAATTGGGATGAATGGAACGAAACTCATTAAAAATCATTAATTTATTTGTGTGATAAAATAATATTTATTATCTTTGCATCGTAAAAATATTTTGTGTATGGAAGAAGTATGGAAAGATATTAAAGGTTACGAAGGGCTCTACCAGGTTTCAAATCTTGGTAGAGTCAAGTCGGTCACACATGATGTTATTGATTCTATAGGAAGACATTCCGTTAAAGAAGGTCGTATTCTTTCGCTACGAAATTCTACCAAGACGGGCTACCCGACTATCAACCTTGCAAAAGATGGCAAATTCAAATCGTTCAATATTCATCGACTTGTTGCAGAAGCATTTATACCGAACCCAAAAAATCTTCCATGTGTAAATCATAAAGACGAGTCGAGAGATAATAATTGTGTTAATAATCTCGAATGGTGTACCTACAAGTACAATAATACTTACGGAACTGCATCTGAGAGAAGGACGAAGAGGTTGAGAGAGTATTTTAATAGCCATGAAGTAATTGGGCACCCGCATCACGTAAAACCTATAGTGCAATATTCATTATCCGGAAAGGTTGTACGTGAATTTACGAGCATCAATGCGGCAGAACGTGAACTTGGATTTAGCCCAAGTTCTGGAATATCTGCATGTTGTTCTGGAAAGCTCCATACTGCTTATGGCTATGTTTGGCGATTCAAAGACGAGCAATTTAGCTCCATTGAAAGCAAACCAAAACGCCATCAGAAGTTTGTTATCAAGCGTGATGCTGCAGGAAACGAGATTGCAAGATATAAAAGTGTCTCTGAGGCCGCAAAAGAGAATGGTTTTGAACGTCATACTCTCAGAAAGACAAATATCATTGGCGGTTATGTTTATGAAATCGAGAAGAAAGATAACGAGTTCATACCCAAAGGCCACAAAGGATCGCGTCCAGATTTAAAAGGCAAAGGCACCAAGAAAGTGTATCAATACGCTAAAGACGGAACTTTTGTTGCAGAGTATAATAGCGTAAAAGATGCAGCAATAGCGATGGGAGGCGCAAGCAAAGGTCCAGACATCTCGAATTGTGCTAACGGGAAGTTATTGTCTGCTTTTGGTTTTGATTGGAGATTTAAAAAGAAACATCATGGAAGTAAACGTATCAGCAAAGACAAGTAAAATGGCCAGGTCGTTCAAGCTCACGCCTGAACAGATGGCCTTCGCCGACCTTGTGACACAGGGTTGGCCCGAAGAGGATGCATGGGCGATGACTATCAGGACCGGTGCAACATGGAACAGAGCCGCACTCAAGGACGAGGTGGCAAAGCTGTTGGCCACCGAAGCTGTTCAGCAGCGCATTGCTGAGAACAAGGAGGTGCTAAGACAGTCTCAGATAGACAAGATTCATGAGGGTATCAGGGATCATGCCGACGAGCTGCTTGAGAAAGCAACCAATAAGGAGAAGAAACTTATTGAGCTGCAGCAGATTCTTGAGAACCTCAAACCCGGCTCTACGGAGTACAATAAGGTCAACGACCAGATCATCAATATCTCCCGCATGAAACAGAATGAAGTGAAGACGGACGACAACACCATTCACTATTATCTGCCTGTCAACTACCCTACGGGATGCGATGACTGTTTGTTCAACAAGAAAAGAAAACAGAAAAAGGATGTGTAATTGGTATTCATTTTGACATAGGTATTTTTTAAGGGGAGCCACTCGTGAGAGCAGTTCCCCTTGCTTTTACTTTCCTACCTCCTGCTTTCGCCCGTATTCAGCGATAAGCAGTGCATCGCACGTAAGAAGCGTTACCTTTTTCCCGAGGGCAGGGAACAGCTCCTGCGCCTTACTTTTAAGTCTCCGCTTCCATTCGGCCTTCTCGAAGTCAGAACTCTTTCCGAGCTGGTACATCTTCTGCCACTTCTGAGGCGTTATCTTATAAGTCTTGAGGTCGAGGGCCATCGTCGCCATCTCAAGGTGCCCGTTATGGCGAGCAAATGTTGCGGTAGCCTTTGAACTCTGACCTGGAATACCCTTTCCAACATCTTCGAGATAAACGAAAGTGTCATCAGGATCGTACTGCCTTAAAAAGTTCAGAATATCCATCGGGGTCTCCGGCATTGAGATAACCTCTATAACATTTCCTTCTATATCAAGCACGGCCATGCCGCCCTTTTCTCCTGGATCAATTCCTATGATAAATTTCATTTCTGTTCTTATTTGTTGTTATCAGTTGATGCTTTGTCAATCTTTGAAAAAGCCGTCATTGGCAGATAGAAGCAGTCCTGGTCCGCCATCACGCCTCCTACAGTCACGACGTTAGTGACAGTTCCGTCATCCTTCATGAGCAAAGAGTCACACGGCAACCTCATTCCTTTTTTCAGAGGAAGCCATTTCACCTCACCGATGTCACGCTTCTTGTGTCTTGCGATGAATGTTGAAATCGTGTCAAGCTGGTCGACAAGAGTAAGGTCGCTGCACATGGGGAGGACGTTTGGAACTTCGTTCGCGCCATTGATGGCACCACAGAGGAAAGTCAGGAAGTCACTCACGCGCGCATAGTCCTGGATCATCTCCATCGTCTTCTCATCATTCCTCATCGCCGGCCTCCTTCTTCATCTGATTCGCCATCTCAACAATATTGCTCTTCGTCTCCTCGTTCTTCTTCAATTCCTCGAGGATCTTGTCATCTTCCTCCTTGGAGAGGTCCTTGGCGGCCTTCTGACGCTCGATGAGGGCCTGCAGAGCTTTTCCCTTGTCAGCGTAATAGATGCTGTCTCCCTGGACGCAGGTGTCTGTCATCCACATACCGAAGAGATGGGCAAAGTCGGCAATACTCTCGTATTCCGGCTCCTCTTTCTTTGCGTCGGCAAGAATGGCGAGAGAGAGAATGCGATCGATGAACATGAATACGCCCGTGTTGCAGCAGAACTCGACACTCCAAATCTGACTGATAGCCTCAACCTTGATGAAGGGCAGGCCGGCGCGCGTCAGAGTCTTGCGTACCTCCGGATGGATATCCTTGTCTTCGCGCAACTGCTTCATCTGCTGCTTGGTTAATACTTTGTTGTACTTGAGCACCGTAAAGTTGCCCACCTGAATCTTCCTTCCGAAAGGAAGCACCATGATTTCTTTCTTTTCCATAATTTTCTTTTTTATAATGTGTTCATATAATCTATTGCGAAAGCCACGGCCTTCTTTAATCTCTCAGGGTCTATATCCTCGACACCTTGCTGTCCTTGCATGAATGAAGAGTGCTGCTGCAGGTCGAGCATGTAACGCTCTTTGTCATACAGGCTCACATAGGCACGTCTCTTGCAGACATGTGAACTGCCGAACACGCAGTTAGCAGGAGTATCGGGCTTCTTGCATATACCAAAGCCGTCAACACCCTCATATTTGAACCAACAGCACGATCCGCAGATCCTGTTACTTACGTTAAGCATCTTCTTGCCATCCATTACACTTGTTCTTTATTTTCGTAGACGGTGCCTTTTACTCTTAACTCAGAATACATGCCATCGATATTGTATTTTAACATCTCACCAAGTGGAGTTCTACTCTCTTTACATGTTTCATTACCAAAGACTTCGTCCATGTAGAAATATCCATCAGGATGATATTCCACGGAAGCAAAAGGTCTGACAATATCAAATCTTGAATATATCAAGTCACCCTCATAAATCGGCTTGTTATCGAAGTCATAAAGCCCCGTGAACATACCTACACTCTCAGGCACGACCTCATAGCCGGCCACCATAACACGGTCCTCAAGGCCGGTCTTGGTGACTTTCTTGTTGTGGACCAAATCACCATAGACCCAACCTTTCTGCCCGACGGCATCAAAACCTCTGAACTTGTATTCTCTCATACGAATCAAAATGATATGTCACACCTTGGGTCCCCTCCAACAGTATTGCCGAAATCATCATATATATCTTCTGCATTGATATACACTCTGACAGGGGAGCCATGCTCTGATCTCAGCTTCTTATAAAGCTCTATAAACTGCTTTTTGTATTCTTGTATATTCATAACTTAATCTTCTTCTTCGTTAAAGTCAATAGGAGGCATGCTCTTTAATCTGTATGCCTTGATATATTTCTTCCCTTCAAGAATGGCACGAGCCACCCTGTGATTGCCGTCAGCAACCTGTCCTAAATCGTCAAGAAGGATAGGAATGTTCGTATCGGCGTTCTTACAACGCTTCATGTGCCAGATAAAGCTATCAAAGTTTCCAACCTTGAAAGGCATCACACTGAGATCAATAGAGGCCAGAGGCACATCGAAAGGTTTCAAGCCGTCCTCTTCTGCCTTCTTGTATAGAGAGGCCGCAAGCCAGCCATTCTTCCCACGCACATAACGACTCTCGGCGAAATCAAACCTTCCACCGAGGTCAACAGTAGGAGCATCTTCCGATTCAGGATGCTCAAAATGTTTCTCCATACCTTTCACGAGATCATCAAATATGTAATGCACGAGCACCCTTCTTGTATTCACCTCGTTCTCTTTGAGTGCGGAGTCCAAATCCTCCTTACACATATTTATCAACTCTTTCAACTCACTCATATCACTTCACTCCTGTATGTCCGTAACCACCTTCACCGCGCTCGGTATCATCAAGAACCTCAACGGGAACAAACTCTGCTTTCTCATGCTTGGCAATGACAAGCTGGGCGATACGCTCACCATCCTCGATGACAAAATCCTCGTTAGAGAGGTTTATGAGGATGGCACCTATCTCGCCACGGTAGTCCGCGTCAATGGTGCCAGGCGCATTAAGAACGGTGATGCCCTTCTTCAACGCGAGGCCGCTGCGGGGACGCACCTGTGCCTCATAACCTACAGGGAGAGCTATATGCAGGCCCGTAGGAACGAGAATACGCTGCAGGGGTGATAATACTATGGGAGCATCGATATTTGCTCTCAGATCAACGCCAGCACTCTGTTCGGTGGCGTACTCGGGCAGCGGATGGTTGCTGCGATTGATAATTCTGACTCTTAACATATGTGAGTATTAAAATGATTCCCTTTCTTTACATATCTCCCGTAGTGGCCGTAAGGATTGAAGCCGGGGGCCTTCTGCAGGCCAAGCTCCTTCGCCTTGCGACTTATGATGTCGGTGCTGATACCCAACTCATCGGAGATGTCAACGAGATAGTTATTAGGGTAGAGCTCTTTCAGCTTCTTCACCTGCTCATCGGTCCATTCATACCGTCTCCTCATAGTCCTCCTTTCTGTCATCGTCACTGTTGGGATCGTAAGAGAAATAATCGACACCCATGGCGATGACCATGATGATGATTGATAACCACGAGAGCAGTATGAGGCTTATCGCCACGCCCTTATCCATTGCCGTCAGCTTCTTACTTCTGAGCTTCATGACAAAATATTCGATGGCACCAAAGATAAAAGCACCAACAAACCAAAAAACAAAAAACTTAATCATCTTCGTTAATGAATGTTCCTTTTTCCTTAATATAATCAACATGCATATCCTCGGTCTCGACAATGAAAGCCTCCTGCAGACGCTTCTCTATGTCGGTACAACCGTAGATCTGATAGTGGGCCTCTCCGTTGATACGCTTTCTGTAGAAGCCGAAACGGACCATCGTCTGACCGAACTTCTGCTTCGATGGCACATCGACATTGTTATCGGTACAGAACTGAACAACACTCCTATACAGGTCCTGTGTGTGCATATAGAGGTAGCTCTCATGGTTCGCCAACGCCTCCTTGCGTATCTGATAGGCATTGATCCACGCAATGACAGGATTCATCTTGAGCTGGGCCAGGATGATCTGTCTGCGACTGCCCTCCGACGACGGGAACATGAACTTCCTGCGCTTCAACTCCCTGCTGCCACGCAAGATCCAATTAAAGATGCCGGGGTACTCATCAACCAGCTCACGCGACAAGGCGGGATTCTGCTTGTCCTTCGGTATCGTAACCTCAAAACTGATGAACTGCAGGCGACGGATGAAGCCAAGGCTCTGATCGTCACTCGTGGGCAGCTCATTCATATTGAAGATAAGGAAAGGGATCTTGCAGTTCTCCTTCACGTCCTCACCAAGCTTTCTGTCCGTGATGCTCTCACCGCTCACGATCCTCTTGAACACGCCGGTCCGCTTCTTGCCGAAGGTCCTCTGATCGGAGTCGGAGCTCCAGTTGAAGATGGCATCACGCAACAGGCGGCGGGCCCTCATGCCCTCGTCACCGGTAGCCGTCAAATCATCATAATCCAGACCGCTGATCCTGTCCTTGCCGAAGATGCCCAACGCGGTATCATAGATGGTGCTCTTACCATTGGCACCGGTACCAAGCAAAATCAGGCACAGCTCTATCTTCGCCGCATTCTTTCCTTCATAGGGGTTATACACCGTGCCACGCTCCATCAGGCCCAGCCCCAAGAACATCTGCAGAATAAGACGGGAGTTCTTGTCCGGCAGCACCTCATGAAGGAAACTCTGCCACCTGTAACACTTCGCATCCTTATCATAAGGGTAGGGATGGTAATAGGTGACATGAAAACGCTCGTTGAAGTCATACAGCCGGTATTCCCTCAAATCCAACACACCATTACTGAATGCTATCAGATCATGACGGGGCAACAGCAGATTGTACTGCTCGATAACCTTCATGAAGTAATCCTGGCACACCTGCTTGTTACCTACCATAGGGGCTATACGCAAATGAACCAATAACTGATCATAGGCACTGATAATGTAATCACGCTTGACAACAACATAAATCCTGCCGTCAAACATGTAGAAATTATCATCGTAATACTTGATCGGAGCACACTGAGCAAGCATACGGATCTTCTCTATGAACGCTAACTTCTTCGAACAGTACACCTCGCCGCTCTTGGCACCCCAAGCACCAACGAACTCCGAAAAGGACATGTTCTCAGATGTCGATAGGTTCAATAAAGTAGAAAAAATCTTGTTTATTACTGCTGACGCTAACAATTTTTCGTGATAACGACGCTCAACTCGCAGTGGTCGATATGATAATCTTGTGGTCGATATTTTTTTCTATCCGCCACCGCAAAACACCTCTGTTTATGCGGGTTTCAAAACGAAATGATCGATTTTCGCTATATTTGAAATTTTCGACAAGAAAAAATTCGAATTTCACACTTTCACCGATTCCACTGCAAAAATACAAAATATCTCTCATATCAACCACCTTTTATACAAAAACCCTCTATTTATTAAGCTTTTTTAGTGGTCGATATACTTTTTTCAATATTTTTTTATATACATCTTGTGGTAGTTATTGACCACGTATCCCCATTTTCGCTATTGTTAAAATGACCCCAAAAATTATGAAAAATATTTTTTGGAGGCGACGTGACCTTGGATTGCACCCTGGGCACGGGGGTGCATAGGTATGCAATTTTTATGCAATTATCTGCATATCAGCCCATTGGCATGTTATATCGCGTGCAATAGTATTGAAATACTATTTTGATATTTTGTCAATATTTTTTACTGGGTGGTTCACGCAATATTTTGCGCAAATTGTATCGCGCCCGCCTCAAATCAACGTAATTTTTACGCAATTTTCAAACGTTCCGGAAATTGTTTCGTGTTCCATTTACACTATTTGCCATTTGCATATTATATCGCTATTTACTGGAAGATTACAGAAAACTCCGGTTTTATTTTTGCATGTAAAAATAATTCATGTATAGAAAATAGCCTATTATTTAGAATTTTCCGAAATGTGCGTGTTAAAATGTGTAAACGTGTAACTTATTGTTTTTCAGTTAGTTACACGCTGTTTTATAGTGTTTTTAAAACACTATGTTTACAAATTTTGCCTAAACGCTAAATTTTTCGTATATAAAATTCTTTACAAAATAGCCCTTATTTAGACGTATCTATATTGTTATATTTATACTTTATAACTTGTTGTTTTTCAGTCAGTTACAAACACATAAATATTTATACATGCTTTATTTAGACAAAATAATGCTTTTTTTCGTTGGGTTTTCGTTTATTTTTCCCTAACTTTGTAGCAAAGAGAAGGGGAGAAGTCCTTAACTCTTATTAACATTCGGTATAGTGCTCCACCTATAACGGGCACACACTTAAATTTCTGATTTATGAGTATTTCTAAAAAAGTAGCTGCCGAAACTGCAAAGCAAGTTAAGCAGACAAGTGCGAAAGCATCAAAGGAAAGTGCAGCCGACAAACTGCAAGCAGCCGTTTTACTGGAGGGTAAGCAAGAACGCGCAAAGTCTGAATTAAGTAAGGCTTTCGAGCGTGCAGAGAACAGAGCGGCAGAGTTATTTAACTCTGACTGCTTGGCAAAGGTTCAGGAGATGATAGCAAGCCGTATCGAGTTAGCCCTGATTCAGGAGCGCAATTTGTTCAAGCAGCGCAATATTAACGGGGGATTCTCTGCCGAAATTCGTGTGCTTGATTCAATTCTTTCCAAAGGTAAGGAAGAATCCAACGGATTTAAGGTTAGATTTTCGGACACTGAAAACGGCTTGACTGCCACACCCGCCACTGATTTACACACTATGTTTGCAGCCGCTAAACAGAGCATGTTAAAAGTGAAAATTGCAGAGCGGGAAGAGAAAGCAGCAGCAGCCGCAAAGGAGGAGGAAAGAAAACTGGAGGTTATGAAAGAGGTAGGTATCACACCGGAGCAGTTAGCCGCACTTAAAGCAGCCGGAGTTATCAAGTAACTTTCACACACTTATAGAGAAAGCCCGATTTATTCGGGCTTTTTCTTTGCCCAAAAGTTTGCGTTTTAATGTAGCTTATCGGATTTAATCCGGTAATCGGTCGCAAGCCCGAACGAATACAGAGTGGAACGCAATTCCCAAGCGAACGAACCGAACGAACGGCAAAGCTGGACGAACGGGGGAAAATTGCAAGCAGAGTTTCAGAGAAAAGTAGGCGAATAGCTAATGAATATCTGGGGCAAGCGGAGAATGAGGTATTTCTTTTGAGATCCCTGGGCAAGCCGCGACGCAAATCACTCCGTTCAGAGCGAACGACACCCGAACCGAAACAAGTTCGACAAGTGTTTTATAGATAAGGTCCTCGAGACAAAACTCTAATGAACAAGTTATTATTTCCCATTGGAAATAGTAACATGAACACATAAATAAATCATATTCTTTTTAGGTCCTGGCTACTTGGATCTGGCGGGTGGTTCCCGCTGAAAGTACGATAGCACATTTAATCACTTTAGTATGTTATCATTCCGAACGAACACCGAACGATTAAGTACGATGAACGACCGGAAGCACGAAAGAAATTTAAGGTGTAAGACCTGAGTATAAAGAATGGTTCCCGAATGATTCATAAATCGGAATAAGGAACGGTTGCACGTAAAGAGGCCGAAAGGGACGTGCAGGAGAGAACAAGTACGATAATAAAAACGAAGTTCCTGAGACTACGGGAGAGAGTACGAGAAATCTGCTCTCTCTTGCCATTAACCCTTTAAAACAAACGAATATGAAAAAGAGATTATCAAGAATGCAGTTATTAGAGATTAAAGAAATTATCAGTAACTACAACATGGGATTTCTGACAAAGTTAGAATATAATTGTCAGATTATCGCGGTCTATACCTGGGAAAGCAGGAGGCAGATACTATGGCACCTGGCTTGTCTGCTGCCCGAATGGATTCACAACCTGATTTTTAATATCAGAGCAAATCGTTCTTAGTCTTCACCGGTTATCAAGTACGATGACCGGACGATTTATTAACCAATTAAAACAAACGAATATGTTTAAATCAAGTTCAATGTTCCGTGGTGTTGTTACGATGAACAACGGCACACACAAGATTATCCGCGTAGGTGTTCAGATGGTTGCAAGAATTACGACCATGTTCAAGGAAGAGAAGAAGAACGTCTTCCGGAATGAGCAAAATCTCCTGGCCCTGGCTGGAAATGATATTCTGAACATTTCAGAGGTCAAGAGCATCAAGTTCATGTACGAACACAATCGCGAAGAGTTGCTGACTCTTGCTTAGTCTCTGGCGGGATTATTCCCGCTACTATTAACCAAACGATAAAGATATGAGAAAAAGAAAACTTAAAATGAGCTATCTTTCTGAATTAGGATTCAGTAAGTTTTGGCGCGGCAAAGTTGCAGGCATCAAAGGTTATTTCTATAGAATGGATAAGCCTCTGACCGATGAGCAACGAGAGTACGTTTCGGGATTCTCGAATGTATCTCTTCACACATCATCTTGTGAGTACGCACCGGAAATCAAGCATGAAGTTGTTTTCCTGGCGGACAAGTGCTGGTAGTCTTAGCAGCCGAACGGCTGCACTATTAACCAAAAACAAAAGAATTATGAAGTTATCTATCACTACAAAGTACGTTTTGATTTTCGTGTGCATTATTTGCGGGGTCGCTGCCATCATTTTCACGCCCGACCTTTACACTTTATCCCATCGTAATTACGGACCGGCTCTCGCGTTTCTTTTCGCCTGCCTCGCCACACTTCTTTGGGATTCCGTGGACGATTAGTCTAAAGCAGCCGAACGGCTGCACCACTAACCAATAACAATATGATTTACAAGATTATTAAGAAACCGAGCGGGTTTTGGTATGTTGGAAAGCTACTGACTACCGACCCTGATGAGACTCCCGTGTATCAGCAGGTGAGCAACTTGTATTGCTACCGAGGCTGGGCGCAGGCGTTCTGTAGGCGAATGAAGATTAAGCCTATCAATTATTAATTAGTCTTGAGGGCGCGAGCGGACATTTTTTTCGTTTGTTTTAGTCTGCTTGCGCTTACTATGTTTAACCAACTAAAAGAAAGGAAAGAATATGTTGTATTTTAATTTCAAGAACTACGAAGAGTTTGAGAAGATTTTCGGTATCGTCAAGCATGGTAACGGAGTAGAGTCGCGCAAGAACAAGATTCTTCTGTCTCTCTACAAGGATAAGAAATGGTTCAGAAACCACGTTCTTAATAACGTTGCCGGTGATTACTCATGGGAGTTCAATAGGCTTTCAGATAGAGTTAGGGCGAAAATCAAGGGTAATAAACCCTCCCTAAGAGAAAGAATGATAAGGAATTATTACTCAGAAAGTTTCAATAACGTATCAGACAAAGCCTATCTTGATCCATTGAAATGTACTAACGTCGCATCTCTGAGAGGTACGTTGTTCAGTATTCTGACCAACCCTCGTTTCTTTGTATCAGATTCAGATTGCTACGAGTTACATCTCGGTGGAAGGTGTTTCTATTCTACTCAATTCAGGACTGATGATAATTGTGGTGTTTGTTGGGATGGAACCACAAATGCCATACGTTATTACAATGTTGAGAAAGGGCGCGTTTTTAAGATGAAAGCAGGAAAGATGTTTAATCACATTCTTTCTTGTAATTCTATCTTATGCGATGCCCCTGAGCAGATTAAACGTTGGCTTTCAGAGGAGTTTGTGTCCGCCTGGATTGCATATTCCTCAGAGAAAGTCAACCCTGACAGATACAAACTCCATGTGGACGACAGATTTGATAAGATATACGACTCGAATTGTTGTGTAGGAAATTTCCATTCCTGCATGGTAGATAACGGGCAGTATAATTTCTACAAGAACTCTGTCAAAGCCAAAGCTGCGTATATCACAGATAGTGACGACCGCATCGTTGCAAGATGTATCATTTTCCTTGATGTCGAAGACGAAGAGGGGAACACCTACAATCTTGCCGAACGTCAGTATTCTTCGGATTCTGACCTCGACCTCCAAAGGTACCTGGTTAATTCGCTTATCCGCGAAGGCTATATCGATGGCTACAAACGTGTTGGCGCAAGCTGCCACGATGCCGATGCTTTCGTAAGCAATAGCGGACAAGACTGGAGCGATAAGACATTCCATATCAGTTGCGAACTTGAAGAAGGAGGCACTTTGTCATACCAAGATTCATTCAAGTATTTCGATCTTGCCAATCAAATCGCTTCAAACAAGGATTTCTCTGGTGCTTGCGATCTGGCGACAACGGATAGTACATTCGGAGGAGAAGATTCCTATTGGTCTGAGTACAACCAAGAGTACATTTCTGATAACGAAGCAATTTATGTTGAAACGCGAGATGATTACTTCTATGACACTCAGACAGTAACTGCCAATGTGTGGTCAGACAGAACGAACTCATTCTATGAAGAGAGATGTTTCGAGAATGACTGCGTCTATTTCGACAATGAATATTACTACGCAGGCACCGATGCATGTTATCCGGAAGACAACGGAATTCGTAAGTGCCCTCGCTGCGGTGATTACTTTGTCGATAGCGAAGATTATTATTCTGAGCTTACAGAAGAATACTATTGCTGCGAATACTGCAAGGACAAGGACGAGGAGGATTACAAGGATGATAACTGGTATTACTCTAAGTACGACGAAGATTATTTCGAGGACGAAGATGACGTGGTAGAAGCCTTCGAGTGGTCAGAAGCCAAAGGACGTTTCATACCTACAACCATCTCTGTCGCAACCTTCAACTCTCTCGTAGAATCGAGCAGTGCCACCATTTTCTATGGTGAGCGATTCATTGACGAGGTTCTTTATGACGGCGAGCCCGTACACGAGGACCTCCTCGACGCAAATCTCGTTGCCTAAGTCTCTTGACCCGTCTTGCATGGCGGGTCGCTATTATTAACCAACTAAATTTATAGAATATGAATAAGGATTTATTATTTCAGCTTTATGGAGTTTTCTCTCCGAGTGGTAAAGAGCAGAAGATGCGCAAGTTCATCAAGGATTACATCAAGAAGAACTGCGGTAAGTGTGACGTGAAGCAGGATGATTCCGGAAACCTGTTCATTGTAAAAGGACAGAGCGAAACATATCCCTGCCTCGCTGCACACATCGACCAAGTACAGAGAACGCGCTACAAGGATTTCATATGCCTTGAGGTTGAGGATAAAGTGCTCGGCTGGTCTCCGAAGATGATGGAGCAGCAGGGCCTGGGTGCCGACGACAAGAACGGCATTTGGATTTGTCTTGAATGTCTCAAGAAATATGATGTCCTCAAGGTTGCGTTCTTCGTAGGCGAAGAAATCGGCTGCGTTGGTTCGAGAGCCTGCGACATGAATTTCTTTGAAGACTGCCGCTTTATTGTTGAGCCTGACCGGATGGGATCTTCCGACCTCATCACGGATATGTTCTGTGGCGATGTCTGCTCTGCGGATTTCGTCGCTGCCCTGGATGCTTATTCGTTCGGCTACGAGCATGACCACGGAAGTGTTACTGACGTTGGCGAACTCGTCTCCCGTGGGGTAGGCATTAGTTGTCTGAACGTGTCCTGCGGCTACTACAGAGCGCATACCGATAGAGAATACACCTGTCTCCCCGAGCTGGAGAACTGCTTGAATTTCGTATGCCACATCATTGAAACATGCGTCATTGTTTATCCTTTCGCCATGGACGATAAATACTACTTTAGCCATGGCGGTTATGGCGGTTATGACGATGACGAGGATTACTGCGATGAGGACTACGACATGATGGAACTTCTTCTCCTCGATAATAGCACACTGACGTTCTCAGACATAATCGACGTGTATTCCGTGAATTTCTACACGCAGGACGTAGATATCCTGCGCGATATGTACGATGCTGCCCGTGATAATCTTGGAATCGAAGAGAAAGACGAACTCCCATTCAGAATCACAAAAGTCTCTTAATTCAACGGAATCTACGAAGAAACCGCTTAGTCTTTCGTGGGCCTTGCATGGCCCGCACTATTTATTGTTTAACCCTTTAAAATTAAAAAGAATTATGGCAAAAAAGAATTTCAAAATCAAGAGTGTTGATGAAGTTAAGGTTGTAAATCGTAACTACAACTTGTATATTGATAGAGCTGGCTACTTGTCAGAGAGCGGCAAGCTTGTGTACGTCAGAGTTACGAGCATCATCATTGACCTCAAGGCTCAGAGTGCTATCACAACCCTCCTGGATATGGAAGGTAGTGAGTATAAACGACAGGAAGGTTTCTTGCTCTATAATTCGCCTGACGACTTCGAGGCTAATCAACCCATTGATGCTTACCACCATGCGGTAATAGGATTGATAAATTACAACATTTCAAAGTTTAGTGACTCTGCCTCTGTAATCCCCAAGAAGGAGGGCGATACGAGTGAGTTCTGTTACGCCGGAGGCTATATCTTCCGCGACAACGATGCGCTCTTTGTTCCTTTCGAGATCAATAAGATTGAATGGAAGTATGGCAAGTGGTCAGTGGTTGATGGCTCCATTCCCGATGTGTACTACAGGAGTAGGGAAGACGCCTTCTCATTCAACGAATACAAGGTGCTCGATGAGGATGGCGAGGAGTTCCTGGAACGCGGCAACAATCTGCGTCTCAAGTTGACCGATGAGCAGAAAGCCCTCGTTGAAGAGCTGAGGAAGTGCTTCCACAAGGCGCAACAAGCTGGTGTAAATTTCATTTGGGACCGCGAATGTTGCGGTTTTATTGAGGCTTACAACGGAAACGAAGTTACTGAATTTGGCTACAATGACGGTGGCCTCACAGAAGATGGAGACAATGTCGACATCAGTGAAGTAGAGACTTACAATACCGGCATCGATTTCTACGACTTCAACTCATGCGAAGATTACTCATTCGTCTTCAAGAAGACACCTCGCCAACTCAAGGCATGGAAGAAGAGCCATCCCGAAGATTAGTCTTTAGCCCGCCCGTCAAGGCGGGTGCTATTAACCACAAAAAAAATATGATTATGGCAAAGTTTATTAAAGTACACAAAGAGGTATTGAAAGACAAGCTTGATTACGAGCCTTTCTATGTTAATATCGACCACATTGTTCATGTTGGGATAGATCCTCGATATGGCAATAAATGTGTTCTACGATGCAGTAACGAATTTATGTTTATAAAAGAGTCACCTGACGAAATCATGGAACGTATTCGTGCAGTCAATCGTCTTTAGGGAGCCGCAGCTCCCACCATTAACCCTTAATTTTTAGAATATGAACGAACAGAAATCAATCTACGCTTGCTATGAGGAAATCAAGCAGCGAGAAATCAGAGAGTTGAAAGAGAGATTGAAGGCTTTCGGTGGAGTGGCACATTTCGGACCCGACTATACCGGAGAAGGAGCCACCGGCAGTAATATGCCTGCCGTGAGTATTAACTCTGACAACCGCGGGCCGCACGATGTCTTAATTCATGCGGTTGCCATTGACGACAAAGGCCATCTCACGATACTGGGCGACACATTGGAGGAAGAGGAGTACCCTTCTGAAATCAGTCTCGAGGATATCGCCTACGGCCACATCGAGTTTATCACGGATGCTATTCCGCTCCGCGTTCAATCTGAACAATATCAGTGAATAATCCATATCTTATCTTTTTAGTTGGTTCGGGGCAGGGGAGAGAAATCTTCCCGCCCTTTCTATTTTTCACCATTATTCAAAAGTATATGACCGATTTAGCTAAATGGGTATGGATAATACTCATAGCCATCCTCTTTATGGGGCCCGTTGTCTTCATGATAATTGGTGCTTCCATTGTTGTATCAATTATCGCAGTGTTTGCCACCGGTATGCACAAGAAGAAGTATTAAGTCTCAAAGCGGAGCAAAGGACTCCGCACTATGTTTAACCCTTTAAGAAGATTATGAACAAAAGAGTATTGCTAAAGCAGTTTTCGTTCATTCCAAAGGATGAATTGGATTACGAGCTTAAAAATGTGCGCAAGGATTACAAGACCGAACGCGGGTTCATGAATCATTTGACAAAAGTCAACGATGAGAACAAACGCAAGTTGACTATGTCGGATATCAGCGAACTTCGCATTGATGTTGAGTGGAAGAAATCCCGCTACTGGGGTAACTGCCCTCGCGCTGAGTGGCGTTGTTGGTTCAAGGACGGCTCTTTCATGAGTGGATCGGAGTACGCGAGCGGCTGTGGTTACGACAAACTATCACAGGTTGTTGCCGACGTATTCAATAAGGTTGCGAAGGGTATGGCCTGGCGCAAGCGAAACTCACGCAAGAAAGCTCCTTATGGACTCCGTCATGTAGGCAAATGCGCAGACAAAGGATGGCCTCCTTACTTCGAAGGTGGCATTGGTTCTAACTGCTATTACTCAATCGCAGAATATCTTGGTGGCAAGATGGTCTGGTCAGAAGGTAAGACGTGGGATCGATTCGATTTCAAGTTCAAGTAGTGAATAGCTTTCATTTTAGTTGGTTGGGGGCCGCGTGGAGAAATCCGCCGGCCTCTTCTATTAACCAAAAAGTAAAGTATATGATTATCAATGGAAAAGTACATTGTTTTTTCGAACAATCCGGTACATTTAAGAAGGAGTTCATCAAGTTAGGAATCCCTGCTCTGGATTACGACATTCAGAATAATTTCGGTGAGACAGACTATGTTATAGACTTGTTCGCTGAGATCTGGAATGCGTATGACGACAAGGCGAGTCTGTTTGACAATATCGACCGAGAGAACGACCTCATCATTGCGTTCTTCCCGTGCATATTCTTCTCTCAGCAGAACTCTACCTTCTTCGATGGAACGAACACGACTCTGAAAAAATACTCCACCAAAGAGAAAATGGATATTATCCTGGAGCGCAACCGGCAGAGATCACGTTTCTACGAGACCTGCCTCAAGATGTTCGTTACCGCAGACTTGCGCGGATTAAGAATGATTGTTGAGAATCCTTTTTCTACAATTCACTTCCTCTACAACAATTTCCCGTACAAGCCAACGTTCATCGACAGAGACCGACAGAGGCGCGGCGACTATTTCCGTAATCCTACTCAATATTGGTTCATCAACTGCGAGCCTACCTATGGTAGGTCGTTTCAAAAGCCCGAGCAGGTCCGAACGGTCAACGGGCTAACCGGGCACCAAGGAAATCTGTGCGACGAGGACCGCTCTCTTATCAGTCCGGATTACGCCCGCAACTTTATCTGCGACTTTGTTATAGGAAGGGAGCAGCGATTCTCTGAGCCTTCTTTGTTTTAGTCTTCGCCCTCACTGAGGGCACCATGTTTAACCCTTTAAATTTATAGAATATGTTAAGATGGTATTACAATAATCGCATTGGTGACATCTATGTCAAATGCGAAGACGGAAAAGTCCGTAGGGTAAATATCTTTGGTGGAAATGCTCTTTGTATCTTCACTCAGTGGTTCAAGGACGCAAAGACCGGTAAGATGATGGAGCGATTGCTTAACTTCTACAATGACGAGAAGCATATCAAAAACATCATCAAGGGAACCGGTAAACTCGCGCCTATCGACGACATCACGTCCATCCGCCTCAACATCTACTACAGCGAGGCTTTGATTCTCGCAAAGTATCTTGCAAGATGGTACAAGGTTACACTCTACTACAAAGAGCCTAAGAGCAAGTAGTCCCATGGGTGCTCATGCACCCGCTATTATGTCAAACCATTTAATAAAAGAATTATGAATAATATTGAAATGAAGAATTTGCGTGAGGAGTGCTTTAACTTGGTGAAGGATTTTATGCCTGCTGACTGCTGCCTGGGCGACGTTAGCGGAGTGTTCTTCTTCTTCGACAAGCCATTTGTGGCCTCTATCGACAAGAGAGAGAAATTAATGGAGCCAATACGCAGCGAGGAACAGGTCCGTGCCGTGTTCTACACTTACAACCGGCTCTGTCCTGCTGACTGCATCATAGTCATCCGCGAGGGTAATCTCAAAGCTTTTCAGATGCCGCTATTTAGCGAGGACCTGCATAGCAAGATCAAGCTGGAGCTCACCAACCTCATCGCAAAGAAACGACTGTTCCCTGTGCCAATGAGGGAGATTGGAAACGACATCTTCTCTTTCCCGACAAGTCAGGCATCCACACGTTTCATCAATAGTTCGATGACTCGTCGGGCCATGTTTGCCGAAGAGCTGGCCCATATCCGGACTGTCCGCTAAGTCTCATGCTCCCTTCGGGGAGAACTATTAACCCTTAAAAAGAAGAATTATGAATTTAAATCAGTTATTAGAGACGAGAGAAACGCATCGTCAGCAGTTGCTTGAAGCACTTGAGCAGTTCGTTCGCGACAATGGTGACGACATGTCCGATTATTACCGAGACGAGCATGGTATCGACGAAGATTACTACGGCTACGATGTTGTAAAAATCCTCGACACCGCACAATTTGGCTGCGCTTTCCCATGTGCGTTGAGAATCAACGACGACGATCTGGAAAAAGCAGACTCCATCGACGACCTCTGCGACTCATTCGAGTTTCATGCGTTTTGGTCCTTCTATATTGCAAAAGACAGAAAGACAGGTGAAGAATCTCTCATGTACTATGAGTTCTGCTGCCCTGGCATAAGATGGAGCGACGAATCATCTTATACTTATCATGAGGCGGCTTTCGACTTGAGTCTCGAAGTTCTCGAAAACATTATCTCTGCCATCGAATCAGGCATGAAGTAGTCTAACTATCATTTTCGTGACCTCACGGAAATGGTACCATTAACCCTTTAAAAAATATGATTATGGAAAAGAAATTAATTCCCGCTCCAATCGATGAGAAGAATATCACGAGCGACTGGATTGAAGAGATCTTCGATAACTACACATGCACATGGAGAAAAGACTGCGCAGTCGGCTTCATAAACAATGTAGCAGTCATGGCCGCCTGGAGTTCCAACATATTGATGTGGAAGTTCATGGAAGAGGCAAATATTGAAGAGGCTTATGTCGTCCTAAAAGATAGGCTTTCGCGCTATGACGGACAGACAAGTGTCGTCGAAAAGAAGAGACGTGTAGGAAACATGCTGATTCAGCAGTTCTTTTTCGAAGACGAGTAGTCTTGAAAGCGGCTTAAATAGGCCGTTTTCGCAACCATCAACCATCGTAGATGTTCAATTTGTTGTTCAATTTTTGAACATCTACGCACTCTTGTTGTTCAATTTTTGAACATCTACAAGTCGTTGTTGTTCAATTTTTGAACATCTACGGACCTTATTGTTCAATTTGTTGTTCAATTTGTTGTTCAATTTTTGAACATTAAACTGAACATTAAGGGAAAAAGAGAACAATTTTAAGGGGGTTTTGTTCGCAAATAGAACAATTTTTACGTGGATTTTTGTCAAAAAACCGGTAATTTCCATTTTCTTGACAAATTTTCCTCGCGCGTAATATTATATTATTCTTTAAGAAAAATAATATATATAAATATATATTTTAAAAAGAATTTTCCTTCTTATCGAAAAAATATATTATTTTTGCACCTATAAGCCTTTATGAAGGCGAAGCCTTCTTAGGTATAACGAAGCCTTAACGCGCGCGCGTATAGGGGTCTCACGTAGGCTTGCCTACCCATACAAACCAAAAGATTCAAGAGTATGATAGAAATCAAAGGATTAACTTTAGAACAGAACAAGAAATATCAGGCTTCTATAAGCCAGGGGTATTTCGATGGTTACGAGGAGAATCCGCGTGAGTGGAGGCACACGTTCGTAGGGGCTTTCGTTTGGAAATACCCTCTACGCACCTCTGTGCTAAACTACTTCCGCGACATGTTGGGCCATGTGCCTACATGGGAGGATATCAACGACCTCAACCTGATGGACTTGCGTGAGGAGTTGTCAAAGCACTACTGCAACAACACATTGCACAATCGCTTTGCCGAACTCAAGGCTATCATCGGTGAGTATAGCGGTGTTATCAATATCCCTACGACAAGGCCCAACAAGATTCTCAAGGCAAAGGAGGAGTCCCCTCAGAATATCTATCTGTCCGAGAGCGAGGTTGATCGTATTCATAACTACGTCCCTCAAACGAATACGGAGCAGTACGTAAAGAAGATATTCATGATTGAGGCCCTTACCGGAGCCCGTAACATTGACTCTAAGCGAATGAACCGGAGCAACGTTCACTTTGACACCGATTGTGTGCGCTACGTATCACAGAAGGTCAAGAACGAAATCGTCCTTCCTATTCATCGCTACCTCATGTCCTATCTCGCTGACCCCATAGAAGAGCAGGTCGCACTCTCTACGTTCAACCGAACACTGAGGATTATCTGCAAGCGATGTGGTATCAACGAGAAGGTGACTCTCTTTCGTGAAGGAGAGTGGCACACCAAAGAGAAATGGGCATTCGTCTCATCCCACACCGGACGAAGATGCTTTGCCACGAATCTCTTTGTACGAGGTGCAGACCCATCACTCATCGCCCGTTACATGGGCCATTCCTCACCGGAGATAACCATCAAGCGGTATATCGTAGGTTATCGCCAGGCGGATCAGAAGGTCTTGCGCTTCTTTCACTGACAGAATCGTCACAAACCGGCGAGATATGTTTTATGCAAGAAAAGAAAGTTATTATCGCAGAGGTACGCAGTATCTTTGCTGATGCTGCCGAGGGCCGTGACCTTGAGAACATCGAGGGACGCCTCTCTATCGCAGCCACCAAGTTAGATGCACTTAACGATAACAAGTGCAAAGGTATCATCGAAGCAATCGATGCAGTCAGAAAAAGCATTGGTAAAGACCCAGATAAGGCACGTTACCATATCAAAGCTCTCACCTCACTTTTGCGTGATGACACAAGTGGCGCACAAGAAGCACTTGACGAACTCCAAGTTCACACTCTTGTCAGCACTCCCTCGCAAGGCGTTTAGTCTTAGGGCACTCCGGTGCCCGCTATGTAACCAACCACGCGAATCACGGCGGCATCAATCTTCTTTTGGTCCCCTGCCATGTAACGTGCAGTTACATTCTTGGTCCATGAGTGACCGAGACACATGCCGATAGTTCGCTCGCTGATGTCAAGGTCGTTGGCGGCAATCGAGCCGAACGAGTATCGGGAAGAATAAAGGGTTATATTCGGACAGATGGGCGCATACTCCACTTTACGGAGTTTGCCCATCTTGTCTTTTACTTTCCATGATGGCCCCACCTTCTTGAGTGCATCACCGCAGGCATGTGTGAACGACCGGTACGAGGTCCTGCAGTCCATGAAACCAAGCAGCCATCCCTCTCTCGACGGATAGCGGTCTATAATCTCTTGGGCCTCCCGAACGACCGGAAGGGTTATCGTGCGAACCTTTGTGGCACCCTCCTTGTCTGTCTTTCTTCTTATGAAGCTGATATGCCCGTCTTTTATGGCATCCGCTTTCAGGCTCAGAAGATCCACGGCATTCATACCGGCAAGGTAAAGCGAAAGGAAAAAGAAATCAACATAAGGTTTCTGCCAGCTCTCGCAGGGAAAGTCGCGCAGTCTTCTAAGCACTTCTACGGGTATATTGTTGGGAGTTGTCTCCTGCTCTACGATGTGGTAATCCGTGAAAGGGTAGTTCTTTGTGTAACCCTTTCTCCGGGCCCAATTAAACACGGCCCTGATGTTACGCAATTCCTTACCTATTCCGTTGGTGCCCATTCCAAGGGATTTAAAGTGTGCTCTGAACGACTCAAGCCACTCAGCCGAACAATTATCCAATGTCGCTCTGTCATCGTACTGAGCGACCTTATTTGCGGTCAGCATATAGATGGAACGAGTGCTTGCCTTCTTTGCGTCCGCAAACTCTCTGATAAAATCAGATAACAACTTGTATCTTTCTTTTGGTTTGACACCAAGCACCTCTTGCTGAATCCTGGCTTTGAGGTGTTTGTTATCCAACTCTGTCATTTCTGACATCATACACAATGCTTCTGTGTCTGTCAGATACTTACAGAGAAGGGTAGTCTTTACCTTCCCGTTCTTATCCGACTTCGGGAAGGTCCTTCCAACCAATCTGTCTGTTGTGGTCATGCCCGCATTAACAAAAAAGCGGCCTGCATGATTCTTTACTACGATGTAAACGGGATAGCTGCCATCGGCATTTGCCCGTGTCATGTCTACATAAGGATAGATTCTCATACCTATATTTTTTGAGTTAAACGTTTTGCTGACCGGCAGCGAGACAACAAATATGCTTGCTGTACTGACTGCTGACCGTTTATTACCTCCAAAACCATCAAAACCAATGTATATTACATGGCGAAAGGTCTTTTTGGCCTCTTGTGGTATAGGTACTTTTTTATGTAAATTACTGATAATCAGAGATGAGCGGAATATGGGAGTCGAACCCACCTCCCAGGCTTGGGAAATCTACACGCCTTTCTGATACCTAATACCAATAAGGGTTTCGGAGAGGATTTGCCTATTGTTGTACTGATTGCTGACTTTTCAGCTCTCTACTCTCATTCTGCAGTCGGGTGATGGTCTCCTGCATGTTGCGTATCTGAAAGTCCGTGCGCTCCTTGTAATTCTTGCGCATGGCCTTCTGATGTTCCAATCGGCGGGTCAGATCTCTGACCTCCATCTCCAACCGATAAACATCGCTTTCCGACTTGAGGTGCTCGATATCTTGCCTCAGTCGCTCACACTCCTGCTGACTCTTCCTGTAATCAGCAAGGAGGTACTTATACATTGTCTCTAAAGGTATGTCATTATTCATATCACTAACCTAACTTGATTATTTTATTGAGTATGTTTGCTAATTCGAGAGTCAAAGCTGCGCGTTCCTTGTCCTTTTCAGAGGTATTCGCATTCTGCTTACTTCTAAGCATTTCGCCCTTACCTCCGGAAAGAAGCCAGTCGCCCGATATGTCATCGAACGACGAATAAATTAACTCATGGTCGAACGAGTCCCGCTTTTCCCAAGAGTTGATTGTCTGCGCCTTCACACCAAGGATAGCCGCAAACTTAGCCTTATTCCCATTCGTATAATGGGTAATCAGCATCTCTAACATTTCAGACTTATTCATACCGAATCATAATTTTAGTTAAAAAACAACGCAAAATGCTTATGTTACAAGCAAAATGCTTATCTTTGCAATCGATAACGAGACAAAGTTCGTTTACAACTTGTTTATATTCTCGTTGAAGAAAGCAAAGTTAGGGATTAAATCCCGAAATTATTCAAAATGAGTATCAATATTAATAAAATTAAATAAAGTTTAACAATGGCAAGAAGAAAAGAAATCATTCAGATTCCAAAGGGACACATTGATAAATTGATGGAAGCCACGGGTAGTTCGCGGTCTGCCGTTTGGAACGCACTTGCTTACCGCTGTGACTCAGAGGCGGCCAAAAACATACGCAAAATGGCCCTCGAATCATTCGGAGGAGTAAAGACAAGGAAGCTGGTTCTGTAGTTATGAGAGAGTCAAGAGATAACATAATCATAACGATCATCGGCATTATCGCTTTCATGATGATGGTAGCCATGGTCCTTTATGTTGAATTGGTATGGAAACATTAAAAGTGGCAAAGGTAGATACAACTCGTCTTTGGATGAGTAATGCAGAAGCAAAGAAATACCTTGGCGTAGGAACAGAATGGTTGAAGACGAGGAGAAAGAACGGAACACTCCACTACTCCAAAGTCGGAAAGACCATCTTCTATATTAAGTCAGAGCTTGACAATTTGATCCGCAAGGGTGCGGTTTCAGGCAAGCAGACTTTCTTATGCGTAAAGTAGATTTTGGTTTTAGGTCTTTTTTATGAGTATTTTGATTATTTTTTGACGTGTGGACGTTGTGAAACGTTTAAGGTTTAATAATTGCTATTTGTTTAGGAAGTGACCCTACCCATCCGTGAGGACCGGTAGGTTTTTAGGAGAAGTTAAACAACTTTAGATATTCTCTGTTTATTAACCCTATAAGCCCCGACAAGGACGGGGAGAGGTGAAAGTCCTCAACGGACCGCTTAATTTGCAACTGATTCCATAGCCCTCAGCGGAGGGCAAACGGGGAGAAAGGTTTTCGGGTTCGACTCCCGGCTCCCCACAAATTTTGATCTAATGTGTTAGCTCAGTAAAGTTCATTTTTATAAATCAGAAATTTTTTAAGGCTGCCTGTTGTGAAACACGCAGTATTCCACTGCATAGCTCAGTTGGTAGAGCATCGGCAAGAATGAATAATTTGAAAGTACGTATTTGCCATAAGTTGATGATAATAGCCGGAGGTCGCGGGTCCGAGTCCCGCTGCAGTGACAAGTTAGATAGTAAAGAAGATGATTATAGAAGTCTCGAAAACAAATTGGAACAAGATGATGGCACTGATAGACAAATCGGTGGATATTATCAAAGCAGGCAATCCGACCAACAAGGAGTACAACACGGCCAGGATGCTCTCAGTAACAAAGAAGGCTATTCTTCGCAACTGCAAGATAGATGGCGAGTAATAGTCAGAGGCCCGTGATGTGCTACTGCACGGAGTGCGGGAGGGCGAAGCTGGTCCAATACGAAACGGACCCCGTAATAGCAATATGCGATAACGGAGAGAGAAATGTAGCCAGCGCGCCGGTCATGTGCAAACGTTCCACAAAGGTGAAGAAAATCAGATGTATCGAGAATCTTCCGAAGAAAATAGGACTATAGAGACGTGCCGATGGCACATAGTAATAATTTAAAAGTTTTATCATTATGAAGAGTATTACGGGAATGTGGTTCCTCTGCAAAATCCGCCACGAAAAAACAATGGATGATGGCACATGTAAGACTATAACTGAACAGTTTGTAGTCGCAGCATTAAGCTTTACAGAAGCCGAAGCTCGCATCACCAAAGAGATTAGCTCTTACGTGAGTGGCGATTTCGAGGTTGTTGAGATTGACCGCTGCAAGTTCAAGGAGATATTCTTCGTCGAGGAGGGTGTCGAGGCCGACAAGTATTACAAGGCCAAACTCCAGTTCATCACCATCGACGAGAAGACCGAGAAAGAGAAGAAGACTTCTGTTTACTATCTCGTCCAGGCTGATAGCTTCGAACATGCTCGCAAGAACATCGACGAAGTCATGGGTGACACATCGTTCGACTATGTCATCTCGTCCGTTTCAGAGACACAGGTTCTTGATGTTTACAAGTACAAGAATGACTAACGGTCTGTATTTCTACGCCAGGCATCGCAGCATGTGGGGTGTGTGGAAGCGAGATAATCCTAACGAGAGTGCCCGCAGCGGCACTTTCGTAAAGGATTTCCCAACAAAAGAAGAGGCCCGGAATGAGGTGTATAAACTCAACGGGTGGAAAAAATAAGTAATAGTAATTAAAAATTTAACAAGATGAGAAACAAGAAAAAGAACAATCAGAAAGTAAATCCTGCAGATGTCACATTCAAGAAGGTGTTCGACCTTATAGCTCCCGAGGTTGACAAGTGCAGAAAGCGCGGCGCACTCGTTGTCTATGTTGACGAAGAGGCTGGCGATGGCAAGGTTTCTCTGAACGCATTCAAATGTGGCAATCCGGAGATCGTATCGCAGGCACTCTACAAGGTCATGACAGAAGACAAGAGATATCGCAAGATGGTCTTCGATGCCGTGGAGAGGTTCAAGGTTGCCAGCTTTTTGGATAGGATTAACAAAGTCTTCCGTAATAAGTAAATCGAATCGGTTATGGAGAATATACTTGAAACATTGAAGACTGCTCCCCACGAGAGCATTCCCGAACTTGCTCACAAGAAGTTTGTTGAGGTTTATTCGCAGAAATTCGGCAGCTCCGATGCTGAGGCATTCTATGAGGAGCAGAAGAATCTCTTCATCTCTGAGATGAGCAACGGGTCCTATAAGGACTTCTTGAAAAGTGCCACGGGCGAATCAATCTATTTCGCCTTCCTCTTCCTCGCAATTAACGGACTTTCCATTGAGAAGGGCTCCACCACCACCTGCTATCTCGAATGCAAGCGCGTCAAAATTGGTGAGCAGCAGGGCAAGGACGGAAAGACTTATCCGGTCTATCAGCCGAATGCCTGCATCACCGTTACCGGTTACGGCGAGATCGTTCTCCGTCAGCGCGCAGGGCAGATCACATCGGTCGACTCTCCCAAGGTGGTGTACGATTGCGACACGCTCCGTTTCGGAGAGCGCGACGGAAAATCGTATCTCGAATACGAGAAGGCTATCCCCCGTCCGATGGGGTCCAAGATTATCGCCTGCTTCATAAAGATTGTGAAGACCGATAAGACTTACGACTATTTCGTGCTCGATCGCGACGAAATCCTTCGTCTCAAGAATTATTCCGGCAATGCCAATAAATATTGGGACAATGACAGGAAATGCTATATCATGCGCCCCAATGCTCTCTACGGAACAGCCGAGGATGGCTCTGATATCGACACAGGCTTCCTCAAGTCGAAGACTGTCAAACATGCATTCAAGGGCTATCCGAAACTCAAGATTGGTGCAGGCGGCTCGCTCGAAGCTGATAAGGACATCGAGCAGGTCGACAACACCCCGGCACCTGCACCATCAAAGACCGAGGATAATAATCCCGACGACCCATTTAACTCATAATTAATATGGCAGAAAATCAGTTACAAGTAATTGCAAAACAGGCTGGTGAGGTAACAAAGAATATCTCATCTATCAAGTCCGACATATCACAGGCTATCACAGAGAACAACAAATCTCTGCAGAACTGTATCTCAGCAGGCGAGAATCTTCTCGCCCTGTCTGAGAACATGACCGACGAACTCGATGCTCAGATAGCATCATTCATCAAGAATGCCACGGCCACCAAGAAGGCTATGACCGAACGCCGAAAGACCGTCACGCAGGTTTTCGACCTCGTAAAGTCCGGCTTCACAAAGATGGAGTCCTTCCTCGATTCCAAGTCCGAGGATTCCGTCATCTACAAGTTGCAGAAGAAGCGCGACGAATATGCTGCCTACAAGGTTGAGCTGCAGCGCAAGGCCGAAGAGGAACGCCAGCGTCTCGCTCGTATCGAGGCTGCAAAGGTACAGCTTCACGATGATGTCATCTCTATCTGCAATCAGATTGTCAACGAGAAGACTTCCGAAGCTCTCGACAAACTTTCCGAGAAGTTCCGCCTCCTCACCCTCGACAATGCCGATGTGATAAAGAAGGAGATAGCCGACTTCTCCACCGAGATCAAGATCTCCGCATTCTTGGCCGAGCGCAAGCCATCCGTTCCGCAGGAGGTTAATCCCGATGAGGCTCGTCAGATTATGAATGCCGCCTATAAGGAGGTGGTCGATTCTCTTACCAAGTCATACTCCGACTCTGTAGCATCTACCAAGCAGGACATTCTCGACCAGTTCGATTCAAAGATTGCTGAACTCCAGGAACAGAAACGTCTCGCAGAGGAGAGACGTAAGGCTGAGGAAGAGGCGCGTAAGGCCGAAGAGGAACGTAAACGCAAGGAATCCGAACTCAAAGCTGCTAAGGATGAGGAAGAGCGCAAGCGCAAGGAAGCAGAGTTGAAGGCTGCTGAGGAGGAGCGCAAGCGCAAAGAGGCCGAGGCTGCTGCTGCCGAAGAGGAGCGCAAGCGCAAGGAGGCCGAACTCAAGGCTGCTGAGGAGGCTGCTGAGAAAGAGCGCGCCGCCAAAGCAGAGGAGGAGCGAAAGGCTCGCGAGGAAGAGGAACGTCTGCGCAAGGCTACTAATCAAACTCAGTCACTCTTCGACCAGGCTCCTGCCGCAGCTCCTACCAAGGCAAAGATTTCTCATCGCATCGAAATCGATGCTCCCGAAGGCTACCTCGCCATCATTCAGATGTGGTGGGCGCACGAGGGCTCTACCATGTCGATGGAGGATTTGGCAAAGAAGCTGGGCTTCATGGTCAAGGCTTGTGAGAAACTAAAGAACAAGGAGGACGTTTCTGTCGTCGATGCTAACGTCCGCTATGTCGAAGAAATTGCTGCAAAGTAATGGACCCGTATTATTCTCGAAGTGAGGTCAGTAATTCTGACCTTACTTCTCTCAAGTATCGGCTCTATCCGCAGCTCGATTTTGTCAAGCCAAAGGATAAGAAGAAGGCCTTCCATTTAGGGACCCTCGTCGACGGGCTTGTCACAGAGCCTAAGAACTGCAATCATTTTCGCTACACCGTAGGCGATGAGCAGTACACGAAGGAAGAATGGGCGTGGGGAAAGAAGCAGCTCGATAAACTGCGCAAGGCAGCTACCAAAGACCCGTTCCTGGCACACGTTCTCGAACATGCCGACGGACAGAAATGGTTTGCTACTGAGTCGCAGCATTTCGATGTCGGATGCTACTCTTTCGATTTACCAACGAGGTGCAAATTTGATTGGTGGCTGGGTAGCTTCGGAGGCGATCTCAAGACTACGGTTGCCACTACGCAGGACCAATTCGAGAAATGCATAGATTATTTCGAATGGGATAGAAGCCGTGCTTGGTACATGGACCTTGTAAACTCCATCAATCCTGCATACGGAAACCAGGATTTCATCTACGCAGTCTCGAAGACCGCAAACAAGGTTTTCTTTAAGAAGATTATCCGTGGTGACGAGACCTATAACAGAGGCCGAGAGAAATACGAGGAGCTTGCTTTCAAGTATTATCTGTTTGTTTAGTCTCCCGGCAGCGCGAGTCGCTGCTGCAACAAACTTTAAAAATAAGAATTATGCCAAAGTACATTCCTTACAACTATCAAGAAGAGGGGATCAAGAAAACCCTCGAAATGAAACGATGCATCAACGGCGACGAGATGGGATTGGGAAAGACCGGACAGGCTATTGTCAGTGTGGCCCGTGCAAAGGCTACCCCATGCCTTGTAATATGTCCTGCCTCTCTCAAGATTAATTGGGAGCGCGAGGTCGAGAACTTCACCGATCTCCGTCCTCTCATCCTCAACGATGCAGTCAAATCAACATTCCCTTACTTCATCGGCCAGCTCAATCTCTACGATGTGGTAATCGTCAACTACGAATCACTCAGAAAGTATTTCGTAGTCAAGGCCGAGAAGGGAGCCAAACTCAAGGACATCGTTTTTCAAGATGTCATCAAGCAGTTCAAGTCGGTAATCATCGACGAGAGCCATCGTTGCAAGAACCCATCCACCGCCACAGCCCGCTTTGTCATGGGTATATGCGACGGAAAAGAATATATCAACATGCTCACCGGTACGCCGATAGTCAACGACACGATGGATCTCGCTACCCAACTTTGCATCCTTGGTCGTATAGGCGATTTTGGTGGCTATAGTAATTTTGTTAATCAGTATAGCGAAGGCAAGCACCTGTCAGAGCTCAATGCCATCCTTCATAACTCTTGCTATTTCCGTCGTGGAAAGCGCGAGGTTTTGAAAGACCTTCCCGACCTAACACGCTCGAAGGTTATTACCGAGCTCTCAAACCAAGAGGAGTACGATCTCTGCGAGAACGACCTACGTTCATGGCTTACGGACTATAAGAAGCTAACCGATGCCGAAGCAAAGAAGAAAATGCGTATGCAGGCGTTGGTAAAGTTCATGAACCTCCGCAAACTCGCAGGACAGGGCAAGGTTGAATCCGCTATCAGCTTCATCAAGGATAGCTCAGAGCAGATAGTCGTGTTTGCCGAACATCACGATATTGTAGATGCTCTTCTCGAAGAGCTCCCCGATGCAGTATGTGTCACCGGCCGTCAGAACGCCATTCAGAAGCAGGCAGCAATCGATGCTTTCCAGGCAGGCCAGCGAAAGGTTATTATCTGTTCCATCCAGGCTGCGGGTGTAGGACTTACTCTTACTGCATCATCGAATGTCCTATTCGTTAATTTGCCATGGACGATGGCCGCTCTCTCTCAATGCGAGGCCAGATGCCATCGTAACGGACAGAAGAATGCAGTCAACTCATGGATTCTCATTGGCAGTCGAGGTGAAAAAGAAACTATCGACTCTTATCTCTACTATCTCATCATGAAGAAAGGCTCAATGGCCAGCCGTGTCACCGGTGCCACCGATGATGCCCTCAAGGATGAGAAATACTTCGACGAATTAGCAGATTTATTTATTAACGGAATAAAAGAATAAAATTATGGAAATCAAAGGAAAAGTTATCGCAATCCTCCCAAAGAAGAGTGGAGTTTCTGCACGTACCGGCAATAGCTGGGCTACGCAAGAGTTTGTTATCGAGACACCGGGTCAGTACCCCAAGAAAGTCTGTCTCCAAGTATATGGTGAGGACCGAATCAATCAGTTCAATATCCAAGGTGGTGAGGATTTGACTGTCAAGTTCGACATCGATGCTCACGAGTACAACGGAAAGTGGTTTAACTCACTCAATGCCTACGACATCGCCCGTGGAGGTCAGCAGCAGCCCGCTCCTCAGTCGGCACAAACGGCAGCTCCAGCTCCGGCAGCACCGCAGCCGCCATATATGCAGCCCGCCCCATTCCCTGTGGCTGATGATTCGAGTGTCAAAGATGATCTCCCCTTCTGATCATGAAGCTACGACTGCAGAACACATCAACCGGTCTGGTTCCTCTCTACGACGAGGACTACGACGAGAAGAAGAAGCTCAAGCGAGGCGAGGTTTATGAGGCAGAGATTCGTCTGCCTCGTAACCTATCGTTCTTTCGCAAATATTGGGCTCTTCTCCGTTGTGCCTGGGAGTATCTTAACGAGCGTCAGCAGGATTTCTTCCATAACGACATCGAAGTGTTCCGCAAGTCGCTCCAAGTAACGGCAGGCTGGTGCGAACCACTCTACAACATCAATACCGGCGAGTGGTATCACGCCCCGAAGTCCATCTCCTTCGAGTCTATGAAGGAAGAAGAGTTTTCTAAATTGTATAACAATGTGCGCGACATTCTCTTTCGGGCCATAATCCCGAATATCTCACAAGAGGAGTTTGAGCGCAACTTAGTAAATTTCCTCTGATGAATACATACGTTACACTTTTATCCACATTTTGGCTCATCGACAGAGAGGTGCCGTTCACTGCAGCAGAGACGAGGCTATATGCCTATCTTGTCAACACGGCGTTCGCTCTTGGTTATGACACCGGTTTGTCGAGGACGGACAATCTTCTTGCTGCAGAACTTAGCATGTCGCGCAACACATTGCTTACTGCAAGGGAGAAGTTGATATGTGCCGGGCTTATAGCTTTGGACGAAGGGAGACAGGGGCGCGCGAGGACTGTGTATCGCATCATGACCGATGTTAATGTTCAAGTTGTTGTTCAAAAATTGAACAACAAACTGAACAATAAGCCCCACCTCAATCCTGCTCCTTCTGTCAAGAAGCCAAAGCAGATCAAGGTTGTAGAGAAGCATGTCGAGGCCGTGCAACCTACACTTTTCCCGGAAGCCATCGTTCCTGTGGAAGAAAAGCCGAAGGAGAAGGTCCGTAGGTTTGTTAAGCCTACCGAAGAGCAGGTGGCAGGCTATATCAAGGAGAAGGGTTTCACATTCACGGCATCGGCCTTTATCGATTTCTACGAATCGAAGGGGTGGGTGGTAGGCAAATCGCCCATGAAAGATTGGAAGGCCGCATGTCGAACTTGGTCGCGCATGGAGCGCACACCTTCTATAAGCAGAAAGTCAACAGTATTACAAGATAATTCAATCAACAAATTCGAAAACGACTCATGGGATTAAAGAAAAACGAAACTCCTACTATTTCTCATGCTGTAGGCAATGAACTCTTCCGCATACAATCCGGTCGCGTGGTGTCCGACAATAAGGTGCGTTTCCGTCTCCCTAATGCTCGCGACATTTTGGGCCGTGGTCTCCGTCATTTCTGCGGCGACGATGCTCAGTGGCTCCCGGAGTATGATGATGTTGTAGCTTGGCTTTCCGACAACCAGGGTAAAGGTCTGCTTTGTCTCGGTAACTGCGGACGCGGAAAGACACTCATCTGTCAGAATATCCTTCCGCTCATCTTTCGTCATTGGCTTGGGTTGTTTCTCAACACCTTCACTGCCAATGATCTCAACGAGCACAATGGAGAGCAGCGTTCCTACGATGTCATCAAGCAGTACAAGATTATATCCATCGATGATGTTGGCACCGAGTCCGAGGCAGCACTCTTTGGCGAGAGGCATATATTCTTCAATGAGCTGGTCGACGAGTGTGAGCGCAAGCAGAAGCTACTCATCGTTACTACCAATCTATCACGTAAGGAATTGAAGGAACGTTACGGCGAACGCACCACCGATCGCCTCCGGTCCATCACCACTACAATCGAGTTCAAAGGGAAATCATTAAGAAAATAGCATTATGACGAGAATTTTTGTCCGGATTGCCAATTATGCCGAGTTTGCCAAAGTGGTAGACGGCAGCATTAAGCACTATCCGGAGATTCATTTCTACTCAAAAGAAGAAGTGGTAACACATCTTCGAGGTTGCGTACAGGACTTGATTCTTGCCGGTCGCTTGCTTGATGATGAATATGCCTACCAAGTACCATTGAGTGACACCCACGAAAAGGTGTATTGGTTCAAGCTGGTTGACTATCAGCATAAGGGCGATGTGTTAGAAATAGAATTATATTATAGAGGAACATTAAAGTAGATAATTATGGATTACGAAAAGAAATACAAAGAGGCTTTTGAGCTCATGAAGGATTGTATTCCCGATGAAAATGGTTTGGTACACGTCAGACCTTGTGAAATCTTCCCCGAACTTGCGGAGAGCGAGGACGAGAAGATAAGAAAAGTATTGGTTGATTATTTCACAGCTTACAAAGAACAAAAAGAATGTGGTATTAAGACATTCTACGGAATACCAACCGATAATATTATTGCTTGGCTTAAAAAGCAAGGCGAGAAAGAAAAGTTTATAAAGAAAGAGCTTGATTGCATTCGGGGCTTCCATGCTGAAATCATTGGTGACAAGGTTGTTATCAAGAAAGTCGAACAGAAGCCTACTGATGGTGAGCCAAAGTTTAAGGTCGGAAATTGGTATCAATGTACTAAATACTTCTTTGGCAGAGGTGTTACTTTTAACAAGAATACTGCGTATTATTGCGCAAAAGAAGGGTGCTTAAAAAATGAATTTGGGTGTCACATAGCAATCGTTAAAGATTTGTATGATAATTTCAAATTATGGACTATCCAAGATGCAAAGGATGGTGATGTGCTTGTGTCTGAGTCCACATGTGGGATTAACACTTGGTATTGTATCTTCAAATCATTAGATGGCGATGAGAGTATGACAGTATATTGCTATCTTGCAAGGGATGGGAGGTTTGAAACAAAAAAAGAATTGTGTTTTGATAAAGACCCGTATAATACAAAACCCGCCACCAAAGAACAGCGTGACATCCTGTTCCAGAAGATGCACAAAGCTGGCTTTGAGTGGAATGCTGATAAGAAAGAATTAAAGAAAATAAATAATACTTATTGTGATTAAAATGATTATACTTGAAGCAATTTTTAGTGCAATAATCGGTGCTATTATAGGCTATGTTATTGCTTTAGTCGAACATAAGTTTACTAATAAATAAGGTTATGAAAACAAACGAATTAATGATTGGCGATTGGGTGATGGTTAATGATATAGAACATACCCATCCTCTACAAGTAACAGAAATATTCAATAAATGTGGAGCATACTATGCAACTCTTTATTGGGATGGTATGCCAGACAATGTTAATCCAGAAGTATTGACTGCTGATGTTGACAAGGTATTGCCTATCCCTCTCACCCCAGAGATTCTTGAAAAGAATTGGTTTAGAAAAATAAGTGAAGGGCGATTCTTGCTTGAAGATTCAGAAGATTTATATTGGGTAAAATTTTATCCAAAAGATACCAACTACACATGTGGGGCTTACGATTACATAGACCTTGAAAGTGGTTGCATATCTATTAGGGAAATGCCTATAGAGTTCGTCCATGACCTCCAACATGCTATGCGTATTTGTGGTATTGAAAAAGAAATTGAACTTTAAAAGAACAAAGTTATGAAAAAAGAATTACCGAATAAGATATGGCTTGATTCACGCAGCGTTTTCTTTAACAAGCCTAACAAAAGCGGACTTACAGAGTACGCTCGCACCGACACCATTATAGAAATGGCAAAAGAATACATATACAAGCAACTTAATGAAGGTTGTATTGAATGTGGAGATATTGAGAGTTTTGTGGAGAACATGGGAAAGTATATGAAAGGAGAGTAAGGTATGGATTACGAAGACCAAGATTTTGACTATCGCAAACCTATGCCTAAAAAGGAGAAATTGCATAGGAAACGATTACAGAGAATACAGGTTATAAGAAATCAAAAGAAAGAGTAAAGTTATGGAAAAGTATATATCGTTAGATGCCGTATTGGCGGAGATAGAGAAGATTATTGCTGATGAAACCGAAAGCATTAAGTGTTTTGAGCGTCGCAGAAACGTAAGTGAAGTGCAGCGCAGTAATGCAAGAATAGGCGTGTTGACACACTTACGCTCTCGTCTCAACACCCTTGAGGTGAAAGAGGTAGATTTGGAGAAAGAGATAGAAAAGTATGCTTATTCTCTTCCACATTCAGCAATTGGAGCAACAATCTATGTTTCTGATATAAAATCTCCTATAGCAAGGGAGTTCGGTATCAAACATGATTGGTCATATGAATGTGTAGAACAAATTGCCAAACATTTCTTTGAACTTGGGTTTAAAGCACAGAAAAATGAAGGTTGAAGAAAATGTTGCAAAAGAGAAATGTCTGAAAGCACCAAAATGCTTTTGGTACTACAAAGGTGGATGCTATGTTTCACCCTATATAGGGTGTGTAAGAAATAAAGCACAGAAGGGAGAAAAGGTATGTTAAATAGTGATTCTGGATTCTGTATGTCCGATGGTTCAAATTGTTTTAAATGTGCCTTGTTACGTTGGTGTGGAGGTAAACAAAGAAGAAATTAAATAATTATAGCGTATGACAGACAAAGAGAAAATATTGGCTGAGATTGAAAGGCTTGAAAAGGAAAACTGTATGAACAACGGTGAACACTTCTGTATGCGGAGAGCACTTTGTTTAGGAC